TAATCCAGTTGATAGTGATTCTGTTTGGATTAGAGATATAGAAGTTGGAAGCAGATACAGGGTTTTAAATGCTTCACTTAAAAAAAAGGAAATTAGCAATATACCTCTCACTCCAGAGATTCTAGAGAAGAATGGATGGGAAAAAGATGGTAAATGGTATAAGCTAGCAACCAAAAGAGCGTATCTGTATATAACGAAAGATGCAAAAGTGAATGATGAGTTCTTGGTGTGTGTTGGCGATGATAAGCATAACCTCGCCAGTGTTAGCTTTGTTCACGAACTCCAGCACCTTCTTTACGGATTGAAAATCAACTCAGAAATGGAGGTGTAGGTATGAAAGTAATATTTATAATAGGTATAGTTTTGATTATATTTGGAGTATATTTGTTTTTGAAAGATTTTACATATATGCTCCAAGGAGTCATACTTATGATATTAGGAGCAGGTATATTAGGTATCAGCTTGTCTTATATAGTTTGATGTTTAACTTCCTTCGGGCATAAATAGATAGTAATATGAATATAGACAAATTAGAAAGAGCAAATATCTTAGCCAAGAGTTTGATTTCTAAAGTAGATGAACTCTTAGCTATGTCTTCAAATTCATACAATGGTAAACTTGCTGATGCCCTTTGGGGGCTATCACAGTGTGATAAGGAATTTGAGACTAAATTCAAGCAGCTTCTAAATGAAACAAAACAGAGATTGCAAAAAGAGTTTGATGAGCTTTAGTAACTAACCATCCTGCAAAGGATATAAATATAAGTAATATGAAAGATTTTTTTGGAAAAGAAATTGTAATTGGTGATAAGGTTTTATTTTCCAATTGCAATAATGAACGTATCCTAATAGGGGATGTTACTGAAATCGGTATCACAAAGGCTAGAATAGAATCTTTTGATGATGAAGGTGAGATTACGCATCATATGAGACATGGATGGAATATGGTAATCATCAAGGATGATAAGCAATGAGCAAAGTTAAGGAATTATTAAGTCAAGCATACAATCAGCTTGATGAGTACAATAAAGGTGGTGCTTCTAAACATATCCTTCTTTGGAAGGCAATGGGTAATATTGAGGATGCACTTAAAGAGTTGGAGGATTGAGTATGACAAGAGAAGAAGCTAAAAAAATGTTGCCTTTTATTCAGGCATTTAGCGAAGGAAAGGTAATTGAGTGTAGGACAAGACCAAATGCCATAAAAGGTACAGATGTTCCGAATGATTGGACGGAAATGAAAGAGATTGAGTACTGGAATAATACAGAGTACCGCATCAAGCCAGAACCAAAGTATCGTCCATTCAAGAATGCAGAAGAGTGCTGGGCAGAAATGCAAAAGCATCAGCCGATTGGATGGACTAAACTAATAGGAGAAATTGAATATAGTTTTATAACAGATGTTAATGATAATATTAATTATTCAGATGCTATTAGAGACTATACATTTGCCGATGGTACTCCATTTGGTATAAAAGTGGAGGAATAGTAATATGGAAGCAGGACAATTATTAGTGCTATTGTTGTCATTTTGCGCTTTAGCATTACATATCAAGAATCGTAGAAGAAAGGAATAGTTATGGCATGGGTGGCAGTTGATAAAATCGGTGAGGAATTAATCTCACGAACAGAACCATTTAGAGTTGGAGACTATTGGATTGGTTACTCTATATTTCATCTTCCAAAGGGAAGTATAAAGAAACTCATCGGAAGAGAATTGTCTTTTACCGATGAACCAGTCGAACTTAAAGAAGAATAGTTATGGCAACATATAGAATAGTAGATATGTATCGTAAAAGCAAGGCTGTTAAAGGCATACATTACGATTCTCAGGATAATCCAATCCTTGCTTATCGTGTAGATAAGAGACATTCATTGTTATTTGGACTTATCCATTATTGGGATTATGGTGCATATAACCTTTGCCCGGACTATTTGTTTTCTTCGATTGGTAAAGCAAAAGAAGCTATATTGAAGGTAGATAAAAGTAAAATAATAACAATTTTATATGAATAGCTTATGAAAGCAGAAAATATCAAGTTCAAGGCTAAACGTCTTGACGGAAAAGGATGGGTTTGCGGATATTTCTACGAAGAGAATGGTAATACATACATCATCGAAAATCGACAGAAAGAAAGTATGCTGAACCGAAATGTCACTTATCAGGTAGCCCCTTCTACTGTCTGCCAGTTCACAGGATTGAAAGACTGCAAAGGCAATGAGGTTTGGGAAGGTGACATGCTTTCAAATGTCACCAATGATAGTCCTGACGGAATGGTAGTGTTTAAATATGGCGCATTTTGTTTGCTCGCTAAGAATGGTCGTGACTTTTGCGTTGCACTAACATACCTTCTAAGTTGTAAAGATTCATTAAATAGATTTAAGGTTATTGGCAATAGATTCGATAAGGAGAAGTAGCGTATGAAGAAGATTATTTTTATAGTACTATCTATTCTTTCGCTTGTATCTTGTAGCGAGGAACAGATGAAGGAACTTAGAGAAGCACAGATAGCTCCAACTGATGAATGGTGGTATAAAGGACGCCATTATTTGGTATGGGATAATTCTAAAAGTCGCAATAGTATTGTTCACGACCCAGATTGCCCTTGCCATTTAGATACATTGGGTATCTATGTGGTTGATAACAAAGATACAACTTATGTAATTAAAAAGAAATAGCGTATGAAGCTTAAAAAAATAAGAAATGAATAAGGAAACTAGACTAAAGGTATATCGTATGTATGATGGTCATTGTGCCTATTGTGGCAGGACTATAGAGTACAAGGATATGCAAGTAGACCATATTGTTCCCAAAAACAGAGGAATGTATTACAGATGGGATGAGAAACAAGGCAAGTTCGCAGTAACTCAAGGCGAGGATAGCTTAGAGAACTATATGCCAGCTTGCCGTGCTTGTAACTTCCGTAAAAGGGATATGACCTTAGAACAGTTCAGAGCAGAAATAAAGAGGCAGGCGGTTGGCTTGCTAAGTGGCGCTGCCAAGTTTCAAGTGAAGATGAGTATTGCCTATGGTCTTATTATTCCTCAGTTCGACAAGAATGTAGTGTTTTATTTTGAGAAAGTTAAACGTAAAGATTAAGAGATATGAATGAGTTTACAAAGATTTTCGCAAAGACAATAGAAGATGAAGCTATCAAACAGATAGAAACCCTATCTAATAGCGAGGCTTACAATAGTTGTAAAATAAGAATAATGCCAGATTGCCATGCAGGTAAAGGATGCACTATTGGCACGGTAATAGAGCTTGACAACAGAGTAGTTCCTAACACTGTTGGAGTAGATATAGGCTGCGGCATGAAAGTCGTAAGACTTGGTAAAGTTGATATTGACTTGCAGAAATTTGATGAAGCAGTCAATAAGTTGATTCCGTCTGGTTTTAATGTCAACGAGGGAGAAGTATCAGCCTACATAAACGGATTGGCTGATGGTTGTATGTTTGGCAAATTCCGTGCTTGGGATTGTCTTGACAGCATGGAAATAGTATATCGTTCTGTTGGAAGTCTTGGCGGTGGCAATCACTTTATTGAGTTAGATGCAAATGAAGAAGGAGAGAAGTTTCTTGTGATACATACAGGAAGTAGAAACCTTGGTGTTAGAGTATGCAACTATTACCAAAAACTTGCCTACGAGTATTGTCGTAAGAAAATAGCTGATAAGTCTGAGGTTATTGCCAAGTTGAAAAGCGAAGGAAGAGAAAAGGAAATACAGAGTGCTATCAAGTTGTTAGGTGCTAGAAATATTAGCAAGGAACTTTCTTACTTGGAGGGCGATTTGCTTAATGATTACTTAAATGATATGCGTATAGTTCAGAAGTATGCCGAGCATAATAGAAGAATTATAGCTAACAGACTCGTCAATGCTCTAGGTGTGGATATTGACCCAAATTCAGACAAGCATTCTTTTACAACCATTCACAACTATATAGATACAGACAAGGGCATATTGCGAAAAGGAGCTATCAGTGCAAAGAAAGACGAGATTGTCATTATTCCTATGAATATGCGTGACGGTTCTCTTATCTGTAAAGGTAAAGGAAACAAGGAATGGTTATGCTCAGCCCCACATGGAGCAGGTAGATTGATGTCTCGTACGCAAGCGAAGAAAGAGTTATCTATGGATTCTTACAAGAATGAAATGAATGGTATTTATTCCACATCAGTTTGTGAAGAAACCATTGATGAAGCACCTATGGCATACAAGCCAACCGAAGAGATTGTTGAGTTAATCAAACCTACGGTTGATGTCATTGATGTCATTAAGCCAATTTACAACTTTAAAGCAAAATCATAATGAGCAAGCAAACATTTGACTTCTCGGAGGCTCTGAGAAGAATGAAGGAAGGAAAGAAAGTGAGAAAGGTAATTTGGAAAGAATGTGGAGCTTATATCCATATTGTCTCTAAGACTATCATAGCTGTATGCGATGAAAAATTCTTTCCTTGTGTTTTCAAAGATTCTGAGGATATTCTCGCAACAGACTGGGAGGAGGTGTAAGGATGAAGAAGAATGAAAAATGTTGCGGTAACTGTCATTGGTTTGATAACGAAGACGTTTACGGCGTAGGATGGTGCAGCAATAACGAGCACGAATCATCTTGCGACCAAGTATGTGATGAACATGAATTTTAAACTTTAAATATTAAAATGGAAAAGATTTACAGACATTTTAAAGGAGGTTATTACAGATTTATTACTGAGGTCACTAATAGTGAAACTCAGGAGAAAGAAGTTGTTTATCAGGCTCTCTATGGGGAGCACAAGGTTTGGACTCGTCCTGCTGGTATGTTCTACGGGAAGGTGAACGTTGATGGCGTGGAAATTGACAGATTCACCGAGGTTGTTGGCGTACCAGTCTTGTTTAAGAAGACTAACGAGAACGCTATCATGCCAACGAAGGCGCACAATGATGATTTCTGCTACGACTGCTATGCGGTTTCAGAAGAATAGGTTGAGCCTAATGTATGGAAGTACGGTCTTGGATTTGCTTTGCAGATTGAAAACCGCAACAAACCTGCCGATATTTCTAGGTGCTTTACATTCCGTCCTCGTTCTTCCGTATGGAAGACAGGTATGGTTCTCAGTAACTGCGAAGGCACTGTTGATGACTCATATACTGGAGAGATTTCTGCCGTATTCTATCACTTGTTTCCAAATATGCCAAGATACAAGGTTGGCGATAAAATCGTGCAATTCCACCTAGAAACAAGTGACAACATCATGTTTATAGAGACGGATGAATTAAACAAAACAGAGCGTGGTGATAACGGCTACGGCTCTTCTGACAAAAAATAATATGAACGTACTCACAGACGAACAGAAAAATTACATAAAGGAGCATCCGGATGAATCTCCATACGCAATGTCTAGGAATTTCGGATGCGCTGTGCAGACCGTATACTGGTGGTTGCATAAGTTACACGGAGACTCGTTTAAGGATGCGCGGGAAAGACGCAGGAACGAAATCCATGAGTCTGTCCGCAATATGTATCCAGAAATGTCTTCGTCTGAGATCTCAAAGGTGCTCGGAATAACGAAGTCCTGCGTTGCTAATATAGCAAAATCACTCGGTGTCACACATACCAGGGAAACTGAAGAAAGGCTTAGGCAGAAATGCGCTCAGGCAATAGTAAGACCGGAGATAATAGCTAAACGTTCAGAATCTCTAAAAAAGACGCTGAGGCTTGATAGATACAGAGCAGCGAACGGAATTAAACAGAAGACACGACGCAAGTTCAAGACCATTCCGAGCAGATGTCTCTGTGCAAGGAACTACCTGTGCAACAAGTACAACTACTTCTACGACAAGGACTACGGAGAGCTGCTTACCATATTCTACGACAGCGAAACGAGAATGCTGACCGAAGATCAGCAGAAACATTATGAGAAGAAGTATGGTATCAAGTTTCTCCAGGGAGCTGAAGAATAATTTCTGTGCATTATTATCTATATGTTTAGAGGCGGCTATCCATCACGGATGGTCGCCTCTTTTCATTTAAACTAATAACTAAACATTAACTAAACCAAATGTTATGAAAAGAAAACTTAAGAATGTTTATGTAATTTTACCTTGCGGTATATCCAACCAATAAATGCGAGAATACCTATAAAAAGACAAACTGATGCTATCTTACCTATTTTCAAGAAAGCTCTGTCTGTCTTTGATAGTTGCTTCTCGACATATACTTTATCTTTCGATATTTCGTTTATCACCGACATCAAGGAGTCACACTTGCTGTGATATATCGACGTGCTATCCTTGTATTCTTTGAGGCTCGAAATACTGTCTCTCAGAATCTGTACGTCTTCATGTGATATTTCGTGATATTCGTAGTGAAATCTGTCTTCTCCAACTTTGTTACCATTGGCATCATACTTGGATGCTGTGCTATCTTTGACGTGCGTCTTTTCCTTTGTGGTTGACTTCACGGATTCCTTGTGAGATGCTTTATATAACTCCAACTCTTGAATAAGCCTTGCGTTAAAGAGTGAATCCCACTTTGCCTCATTGCGCTTGTCAGTGATGTATGTCTGTTTTTCTATCACACGCTCTTTCGCCTTACATCTACAGAACATTGATAGAATCAGCATTGCTACTGCAATAGCAATTACAACTCTTGTTATCTTATCAATCATTTTCATAAGCAAGGGAATTAATTCTGTTCAGCCAACCCTTCTTGAACTTTCTGTTCTGTGGTCTTGTCTGACAGATACGGTCAATGAAATCTTTTCTTTCCTGCTTGATGGTGTCGAACAGTTCTCTACCATCTCTTGCGTTAATGGCGGCAATTGTCTTTGAACCAACAATACCATCAACGGAAACTCCGAGCATCTGCTGAGGAATCTTGATACCATAGGAACCACTGCACCAAAGCCAGTCAACCAGGATATTGGCTACATTCTGGTCCTTGATGTCGTCAGCCTTCCACTTATCCCAGTAGAACTTCTTGAAGATTACACCCCATTGCGCCCTGGTCATACGCTTTAAATCGTTAACCGTCTTCTTGCTGCCGAATACTGAGCGGTACGTAGCGAGAGTCACGCCCATATTAGTAGCTCCACCTAAATCATCCTTATCATGAACGAAGCCACCTTCCCACTTGAGAATGAAAGGCTCCAAAATCTTACTGTTTGCCATTTTTGTTTTCCTCCTCTTTTTTATCAAACTCATTGTTGAGTCTGTCAATAATCGGCTTCCAGTAGCTAGGCAGCGCCTTTGCGAACTCAAACCTCAGAATGTAATAAATAACCCTGAATGAGATATTCTTAGGGTACGCCTTAATGAGATTTTTAAACGCATTGCATATATACACATAGCAGAATATATACGTAAGCATCTTAATTGCAAATAGAGCTTCCGTGCCATCATTACAGCCTAACATGATGCCGTATATCACATAGACGATAGCTACATAAAGCAACATTTCCAAAATTGCGTTTTTGAACTTCGATACAGAAAAGTTCTTGCACCGTACAACACTCACACCGTCAGCCCTCATACCGCAGAAGATATTGAAGCCAAAGGCGATAATCAACGCCAAAATGAAGCCCTCTGTTGGCGTTGCAAAGGCAAGTATAGCTGAAAATATAGTAACACCTATCTGCCGAATCTGTGATGAATCTAATAAATCTGTCATAATCTGTTATCCTGAATAATTAATAAAAATAAAGTTTCGGTCTTTTGATGCAAAGATAGCAAAAAAAACCGAAACTTCATTCAGAATAACGAAAAAATCAGATATTCAGATCATAATATGGCATTCCTCCGTTTTCCAGGAAAGAAACGCATTCGTCGAAAATCTTACGTTCATAATCGAGCGCATTGATTTTAGGAAACCATTTCTTTATCTTTGCATCGTTGCGCCTTACCATTTCTCCCCAAAGGACACACCAGTCTTCGAGATTAATTTTATCATTCTTGACTTCGTGCCAATAATCCTTGGCTACATCCTTTGTGTGGAGCTGTCCAATGATACAGAGATGCATATCTGCCATTTCCTCGTCGTAGTGACACGATCCAATCTCTCCCTGGACCTGCTTCATCATATCAAGCATTACGCTGTCGTTCATTCCGACTTCGCAGCAATCTGCCATAATCGTAACACAATTCTTGATAGCCTGCATGTCATTGCTAGCTACAATGTCTTCGAATACCTTTTTCATAACCGTATGTTTTTAGTGTTACTTCAAGAAATACTCTCTGATGTCGTACACGCCATCCTTATCTTTCAACAAGTCGAGTGCAAGGTGGTTGGCATACTTAACCAGATGTTCTGTACCAATGTCCTTTACGTCATCCTTTCCGAGTATCTTGGCAATAGTGCATCCGTGGTCGCTTACAACCTGATTCATAGCAACGTAAAGAGCATAGTCGTTATAGTAAGGCTTCTCCTCTGTTGCAAATCCTAGACCAGTCATAGCATTGAGCCATGTCTGCATATCCCAGGTTGCAGGCGGATTCATACCGTTTACAATCTCAGATGCCTCCTTCTTGGTGAGATAGTTCTTCCACTTTATTGCGCAAAGCTTATCAAGATACTCTTGCGCCAACTCTGGGTGCTTTGCTGCCATGTCATTCATCATGCAGCGCATCGTATTGCCGAATACGTGCATATACTTAACGTTGGTTGATGAAGCCATCATTCCGTACAGCTCATCAAACTTACTCATAATGTCTTTTGCTTCCATATCTTCTTGTATTTATGATTATTACTCTGCTGTTACCAGACTTCTCAACTCTTCAAAGTCATCCTTGGTGAAGCTGATACTCTTCTTGCTGCCGAACAAAATTGTGGTTACAATATTATCTGGCAAGTCGATTGCGATAGCACCGCCATCAATGCGACCTTTGATAAATCCGAAATCAAACTCATAGTTACTTATATTCTCTAGCATCTGCATGAGGTCTGAGAATATGGTATCAGCATCAATGTTTCCGTCTTCATCGGCGATGAATAGGGTAGCGTTGTCAATACTCTTTCCCCAACTGTCCTTGTGTTTGGCGATGATATTGTGCGAAGCTCGCTTCATGTACACGGAAGGAATAGCCAATGCAGGGTTTTCTTTAACCATATCGCTAATTCTTGCGTCTGCCCACAAGTCAAGCGATGTAAGCAGCTTCTCTTTCAATTCTGTTACGTTCATTTCTTAGTTTCTCCTTTCTTTGTTTTGTTGTACCAAGCGAGATATTCTTGCCAGGTTTTGTCGCTGTGGTTAGTCATATAATCGTTGAGCATTGCAGATTTATGTTCTTCTGCTTGTGCTACTTCTTTTCTCAATCTTTGCATCAAAGAAAGATGTTTCTTTAATGCTTCCTGTCCTTGCTGAGTACTCTCAATGCGAGGTCGTATGATGCGCAATTCCTCATCTTGCACTAGCTTAGACACATATTGCAAACTATTAACGTACTCTTGATTCTGCATCAAGTACTGACGTTGTGCGCCTGTAAGATTATCCTCAATCTTGTCGATTTCATCCCAGAGTGGGGTTTGAGACTGCTGTGCTTGCATGTTGATAGATGCTCGCTTCTGCTGTATTGCCTCATACATCTTCTGTAGCTCGGCATCCATCATTTGCGGCTGCTGCTGATTTGTACCCATATCAAGCAAAGGGCTGTTTTCAAAATTCATCATAACAATCAATATCTTTAAAGTTGGTGATATATTATAGAGAGGTGAGAGGGCATCCACCAACGAGGGCAAACACCCCTCACCAACTCATTTCTTCTTAGTCCGTTTTACAGACTTTTTTGCTCTGTTACGCTCCTGTAGTGGGAGTAGAAGCTGCTGCACATCCGCAAATGCTTGCAGATGGGAGAACTGTAACAGTAGGAGTGCTCTGGAGTCCGAGGACACCATCAATCTTGCGGCAACACTTCTCGTTCACGTAAGCCATCATCAGCTTCTCCTTGTAAGGAGTGAGGGCTTCCATAATGGCTACCTTCTTGTCAAGGTCGCTATACTTTGCTTGCAACGCATCGTACTGGTCTCTCTGATTCTTGTACAGACCGAAGTCCGCATCAACCTGAGACTTGTAAAGACCGAACTCAGCCTGCATTGCACGGCGGTTCTCGGCGTTGATAGCATCGTTAGCACCCTTATACATAGAGAACTTCTCAGCGATGTCTGTCTCGCGCATAGCGTAGAACTTGTTAGCGGTGTCGAGCTTCATACCGAACATGTAGGTAAGCAACTTCACCTCATCATCGCATTCCTTCTCCATTACCTGCAATGCGGTTGGCTGATTGGAACTTGCGTTAGCTCCATAAGCGTTGATGTTCACGTTCTCAGGCATATTGCCGCCACCGAGTGAACCAAACACACTGCGGTTGTTACCGCCAAGCAACCAAGCGCCAGCACCGAGTGCTGTGCCGATGATACCAAGGGTAAGACCAGCATTGCCTGTTGCCTTAGAAGCATAATCATCGTGCTTCTTTCCCTCTTCGTAGATTTTCTTCTCTACGACCTTTGCATCTGTCATTTCCATAATACAATCTTTTGAAATCCTTAATATTAACTAACACTATTGTAACGTTACGGATGCAAAGGTACAAAGAATAGGGGAGAGCAAATATAACTCTATCACACTTTCTTTTAGCGGTTGATTATCAGAGATTTAAGGTGATAGGAGGTAATATCATAAATAACAAAAAAGAGAGGCAATCACTTACCTCTCTTGCTCTTAATAAAGTGTAGAATATCCCACTTCTTCCAATATCGGGTGTGTCCTCGCTTTTTGCAAACGCCATTTGGAATGTCACCTCTAGCAACCATACGATTGAGTGTAGCATCAGAAACGTGAAGTTTCTCCTTGACCTCCTCGGTAGATAGCATCGGGTTAAGCATATCGGGGATGATGTCACACAATCTATCCAAATCATCATCGGTCATTCCGCAAGCGGTGACCTTCTCGCCATTCCTCTGCTGCTCGTCTGCCTTAAAGCAAGCATCGATTAATGACTTCAAAGCTGTACCTAGCAGCTTATAACTTAATATCTTTCCCATATCATGCACAAATTTTACGTCCTAACTTGGTTCTACTGATAAACATGTCGAAGAATCCGTATATATAAAATATTGCCGTTACTATCATTACGGTAAAGCAGGAATCTATCATATCTTTAGTAGTATACCAATTCCACTCCACGATGTGAGCCGCATTGATGCCGAAAAAGTAGAAAAATGGAATGCGGTATCTCCAACATAGGTAGAAGAACCTGCTTGCTAATATCAAAACCATCGGCAGAACATACACCATAAAGTAGATGAATAAATAGCAGGGAAAATTCTCATTGTTTGTTATGAACATTTCCCTTGGATGCTGCGAGAAATCCCACATTCCGTATGCGTGAAAGCACATAAGTGTAATAGGAACGTACTTACAAAACCATCTGAAAAATTTCAGAATCCTTCTGCTATACCGATTTCCGTGCTTCATCAGCAAGGACATCACCTCGCTAACGTCTTTGTCTTTCAACCACTTTAACAGGTTGTCTTCGTCTTCTTTATTCATAAGCTTATATTTTTAGACCATTGTTTCGTTGATTTTTTAAGTTTATTTCGCAAATATACGCATTTTCTAATGAAACAGATTGATTTTCAGTTGATTTTTGTGTTAAACTTTATAAAAAGTAACAATCTGAAAGTTTTGTTATCGTTTTATCGTTTAAGTAACAGAAACAAGGCGGTCACCATGTGATAAACCGCCTTATCTTTTACAATACATAAGTAAGCCAACTATAACGTTTCCTGCCTTCAAGATACGTGAGGTTCTCCTGGTTTGCATAAGCCTCCTGCTCAAACGATATTGCCCGATAAGCCTTATGGCTATCTCTGAGGATGATAAGCCTGATGAGCCATTCGATGAGATACCAAATGTAGAAGAACACATAGAGCATTTCCTTCATCTGCTCTGTGTGTATCATTTCGTGATTGAAGGTTACGTCACTAATCTTCTTGTCTCTTCGAGTGAAGAGAACCCCGAAGAGGTTCACGTAACTGAAACCTCTAGGGGGAATGAATCTGTTCTTTACTATCTTCATACTATGTCTCCTTATTTAACCATTCAAAGTCTGCGGCGGTCTGTATTGAGAATAAGAATGATGCATCTTCCCAATTTCTATTTTCTGAAGACTTGCCGCTATATCTGATAATAATATAGTCATATCCTCTTTCGTATATATATATATTGCCAATAAACTTATAGGGCGTTATGTTTGGTACGAAGTTCGCTGCGTTACCCCAAGAACTTGGGAATCTAAGTTTGTAACCAATTGCATCTTGCTCTACTGTTATTTTATTACCATCGAATGTCTTCTGTGACAATGTAAGTTTTAGCTTATTGTTTTCTATTGTAGCTACAAGGCTTCCGTATGCCAAGACTTTTGCGACATGACCATATCCGAAAACAGAGCTTACATCTACCTTGTTAACAACAACCCAACCATAGAAAGCTATATCGTCACCAATACCTAGTAATTCTACATATTGTCTCGAAAACTTTAATGCACTCTTCTTTAGTCCGTCTTCAAAGAAGTACTTACCTTCAGGTGCGTTGATTGTAGCACCACCATCTGCAAACTCATTACGCCATCTATAATTTAGCAATGTAATACGTCTTCCATTTTGACTATTATCCCATTTAAGTTCATAATTAGATGTTACAAATTCGTGATTAATGTTAGTAATTACAGAAACATTATTGCTATAATCAACATTTGTACCTTCGGACATTCTCGTGAATGGATTCCTTGACGAACCAATGATGCTAAGATTTTTAATTGTAGCTCTTTCGGCATCAATATCACCTGTCCTCAAACCTTGTGTTACGATATTCTTCGCATCAATAAGGTTAGCATTGAGCTTTCCATTTTGAAACATAGCAGCTTCGTCATAACCCTCAGAAGGATTGGCTTTCGGGGTTTTTACCTGCACTTTGTTTCCGTATAGGGTGACTTGTTCGCTCGTAATCTCTATACCAGCCTTCTTTAAGGATGCTTTATCTACCAAATCGGTCTTCCGCTCTGTGAACTCGGTCATGGTAGCACCTACCTCCAACTTAGGTTGGCAGACATATACATCATTACCGCTATAGCATCGTATAAGCAGATTTTCGGGAAGAGGGTGTTCGCTTGATGTATTAAGATGATAGTGTACCCAATAGCGTTTCCATTCGTTTGTTAGCTTGAAATCAACATTGCCATCTGGCGATACGGCATCATGTTTATTGTTAGAACTCTCTACAAAGAAACGAGGTGTTCCATCCTTCCAAAGATAAGTACTAACCACACCAGTGCCCTTAGCGAGAAAAGAGAATATATAGTCTTGCCTATCATTGATACGCCCGACCATATTCCATTGTAGCATTTCAATATACGCACTTGTTGTGTTGTTAGAATGAGCAACGGCATAAGCGTATTCGTAGCCTTCATTGATAATTTCGCTATCCTCCGTTTTGAGATTACCACTCTTTTCCAATGACCTTGTATTATCAAGGATGTTGCCGCCTACATAGTCGTAGTCATCTTCCGATAACGTCCAACCGCTATAGGTGTCACCCTCTTCCATCATAGGCTTACAGATATAAGCGTGACATGTAGGATAATAAGTCGCACCAGTTATGTCAGTTACCCTTGGAACGTTCTTATTATTGCTCCAGAAGTTCACGGCTAAGTATTCGGTTGCTTTTTCGTTGTTTGTATCAAGCACACAACTAATTTTCTCCCACTTATTCTTTTCGTGAACCTTGAAAGCCACACTTATCGCACCATCCACATTGTCTCTGCTCTGCTGATTGATGCTCTTCATGTAGAGGCATTCGATGATAAACGGCAAGTCTAAGTTGTCGCTCTTTATCCAACATGAAAATACATACTTCTTACCCTTGACGATAGGTATGTTTGTAACAACACCATTCTTTTGTGTGCTATCCCAAAAAGCACCGATGTAGTTGCCTTCTCCAGTTCCCGAATACTTATCCGAACTATGAATGCAGTTTACGCCATCAACGCCTGTATTCTTCTCGATGCGGGCTAACGAATGTATAAGCACGCTATCCTGATTGCGGAATGCGCTATTCACCAAGAGATTGCGCCTTCCAATAACCTTCTCGCTCACCGAGAGGGAGATTTCTCTTGCCGTCTGCGTAATTCTTGATTCTGCTTTCGTTAAATCATCATTTGTAGGCGTATTTTTAAATCTCTCCGAAATTTCTGTGAAATTAGTCTCGAACTTCTTGTTGTTAGCCACCACAGAACCAGTGAACTTAGCTACGTTGATCTGCACGTTTACCGTAACCCACATAAGAGTGCTTCGCTCTCCAAACACGTCGATAGGGAAGGAAATCTGTCCGCTTGACTTGCTGACTTTTTCGTCTCCGCTAATAGTTTCCTGTTCTATTTCTGTAATAGTAATTCTTGCCTCTCCATTGGTATTGTATATTCTACCATCTACGTTTGTGTATTTTTTGGTTGCGTAGTTGCTTGGCAGAGAAAGATTGTCTACGCTTATCTTTTGACTGCCCTTATAGACGGTTACAGTCGCATACTTGCCGCTTAATGCAGACCTATCGACAACACCATCTTCATTTGTATCGAAAACGAGAGTGGATGGAGAAACTTCTACCCGATAGGCATCCTTGCCTGGCGCACCGTCCTTACCTTTATACGATACGCTGTAGCTCGTAGTAGAGTTCGTGTCACTGTATACCACAATCGTTCTAGTCCACAGATAAGGCTTCGTGTCGGTTGTCGCAACAACCTTGTCGCTCCAGTTACCTGTAGGTGTTTCTGTTCCACTTGCACTTATCTGATATGTAACAGATTTACTGATGATAGTGACAGATGTACCGTCCTTACCATCCTTGGCTCTTCTGCTTACCCTCTGCGAGGCATACAGATGTACTTCCTTTGTCATAGGCTACCTCCTTTTAGTGAGTACTGATATAATTGTCTATAACATTCTTAGCTACAGCCTTCGCTTTCGTGCGCCACTCCTGCATAGCATCATACTCTGCTTCATGCTCCTCATCATCGGCATCAAGCTTTTTCCCATCTGCAATTTTTGCAAGATTAGCGAAATGGTTATTGATGATAGCTTGCATCTTATCGGTAGGATAGACTGCCGTGACAATAGCATCTATCACCTTGCCACGCTCCACAGGCTGCTCGATACGGACAACGTGGGCGGCATAAGCCATTCGGGTAGTTTTTTTACCTTCATTGCTACCCATGCCGTTTTCCAACTCAACCTGTTCAACATCGAAATTGATGCGAATATAATTACCCTCATACTCAATCAGACTAGGTGAGTAATCAAATGTAGACTTTCTAATTTCCATGATAATATCCTTTCTTTTTACAAATATTACACTTATGCTTTTGTTCCTACGATTCTAAAATCAGGGTTGCCGCTCTGATTCATTCTACGCAACTTGCCCATGAATGGGAATTTCTTGTTATCAGAGCACCATTGCAACTGCTCAACAAGTTTCTTATTGTTAGTGAAGAACTTAAACTTCTGTCCGTTCTCCTCAACGCTGACAACATTACTCTTCCCCGATTTATGAACCTTGCTATCTACGTCAAATTCAACATCAAGAAAAACGATAGGTCTTTCAGCGAAGTAGCTTGCGCTCATTCTCTGACCTTCAAACATCTTCTTTCCGTTTGCGTCTCTGTCCTCAATTTCGGGCATATCAAAATCTTCAAAACTATTCATTTTCGTTATCATTCTCCAAAGATTAAAACCATCACAGTGCATCAACCAACCCTTATAGCTCATAGCTACTTGGTATCTCCTCATAGGGTCTTTAAGGTTGTGCATCTTCTTTTTGAATTTCTCCTTCATGCGCTTTCTTAACATTGTATGATTGAAATAGAATCGGTAACCGACAAAATCAAGGAAATGAGCTTCATCAATTATTTGCATACCGATATTGCTATGCAATTCTTGGTGCATCATATTATGTGTATAATACATAATAAAGTTAATAGCATTCCATGTCTCTTTTTTATCTCTACCTAAAACAACGACATCATCACAATATATTTCTACCTTAACATCAAATTTCCTACATACCAATCTACACAATATACTCATATAGAAATTAGTAAGGGTCTGAATAGGGTATAGACCAATACCTAGACCTTTCGGTAAGGCAAAGATAACTTCATACAAAAGTCTTCTAACGCCTTTATCGGTAAAGAAATCACACAGAGATTTGTATATCTCATGCTGGTCTACGTTCTCATAGAATTTTACGAAGTCAAGCTTACAGTAATACAATCTTCCAAATGACTTATTCTCGTCTATCCATCGTTCTGTTCTGCGCTTCGCATAAATCATTCCTCTGCCTTTTACACTTGCACCACTCTCTATGTAGAGAGATCTTATAAGGTACGGCATCAGAATTTGCATCAAGGCATGCTGCTCAACGTGGTCTGGGTAGTACGGAAGCTTATGTAGCTTTCTTACCTTACCGCAAGGGCATCGTCTCATACAATCGTGCCCCTCGCTAGTCTTGTAAGTTCCATCTATAAGGCTTCTCTGTAATCTCAAAAGATTGCCATTATAATCCTTATCGAAAATCACTACTCCCTTCTTGCCTTCCTTACCCTTGCGTGATTTCTTTACCGCAATATTGAGGTTAGTCATATCACTAACAAGCTCTACTCTGACCTTTCTATGCTTCTTGCGAAGTTTAGCCTTTCGCTTATACGCCAGCTCTTGTGTGTCCGTCATTTTTATACTTCAACCAATATTTCAAAAATCACTTTCCTTATCAATAGGCTTTCTACACTCTCGGCTCACTGGCTTTCGGTACATACATACAACTGTATCACTTACTTGCGAGAGGGGACTCTGTTGCGGTCGGACATACCCAACTACTCATACCCAACGCCTTTAATCTTCGCTCTGTCGGAATAAATATCCCTCAATCGAGACAGGTTCAATCATGTGCTCTCTCGTCCAAACTATCTCGTAGCTTTACGACTTGCGAGGAACAGTGTAAATTATATCGTCATTCTAAAAAATAGAAATCTTGTGTAGTAATTCAAGCGAGCGCCGATGTTCGTCCTCGAGTTCGAGAAACCGTTGTTCGAGTTCGCATACGACAAACCGCATTGCGACCTGTTATTAGCGTTACCACCAACGTTCAGCAGCTCCATGATGTATCACCTTTTCTTCACCCAATCCGTGGTTGTAGAAATTCTTATCGCACGGAATTGAGTTGTTTTTATATTTTTGTGTATATCTGCGAATCCTATTAAAAGGAGATTTCAACTTTGCAGTCTCAATCTTGCGTTTTTTATATTATTTTTATTAATTCTCTATTTAACCTAGCTCACTAGCAGATGTACAGCCAACGCTAAAGCGTTGTCTTACATCGCCATGAGCTCCGAACCGCTCACGATTGTCGGATTTCCGTAGAAAGCCAAGCGAGCGCCGAGGTCCGGCCCCGAGACCGAGAAACCGTCGTTCGAGGCCGCATACGACAAACCGCATCGCGACCCGAAATGAGCGCTACCACCAACGATCAGCAGCTCGCCAGGCGCCGAAGCCCAGAAGCCATCGCAGTAGTATGTTCTATCGCCACCTCCAACAGCCTGCGGAAATGCGTCCCAATACGTACCAAGCGTCTTCTTAGTGATATACTGTCCGTTTGCGGATGATGGAATGTTAAATTTACGACCATCTGCAGTATTGCTTACTCGGTTGCCACTATAGACAACAGCGTATCGGGTATCACCATCCATGTAGAAGCGAATGCCTGGGCGGAACTCCCAAAGCTTACCCCATAAGTCCTCGAATCCGAACAACTTAACAGGATATTGGTTACCGAGAGTAGCATCATTATATAGTATATTTCCACTACCATCTCCGAGAGAGATACATTTACCCATTACAACATTACGGCATGCTTCCCATTTACTATGCTGAAATCCCGAACCGATAACTGATTGACTGTTAAGGTCGCCGAAGCTTACTTGAAACAAAGCTTCGATAAGGCATTGGAATCCGTAGTTGGCAAGTCCAAAATTGCTGCCGAGCTTTTGAGCACAAGACCAAAAAGCACTCATCGTCCTTGAATGCGAAGGGGCAACGTTAGGTCTTGAATGACCAACACCGCTTCCATCCACATACATTTCGTATGCACCTACCCAGTTAGGAGAATCGAATGTCTTGCCACCTGCGATAGGAAACAGTCCTCCGAATTGCAAGGTTTTGTTATCAGCCTTAAAATGGCAATCTGGAACATGCACCATCGTCTCATACCTAGACGCATCATCCACCTTTGTTCCGTCAGCGAAGAACTCCCAGTTGCTATGGTCAAGCTTGGCAGCGTATGCCTTGCCATTCACGACCTTCATCATATATCCACCCATCGCTCTTTGATACATGTCTGCCATGAATGGTGTAGGTAAATCGAACTTCGGATTGGAAGACTGCTCCAAAGTGATTGTAGGGTAGAAGATATTATTACCCATTATCTTCTGAAGGTCTGACAAGCTCAATCTACGAAGAGCACCATCTACTACGATTAAGAAAGATTGGTCGGGATTCATTGCCGTCACAAGCTTCTTTTCTGTCAATTTAACACCCATATCTTATATTTTTAAATTATACATATTAATCAATTAAAGGATTACCATCCTCATCAAAGAGATAGTCGCTATTCTCATCAAGGAGGTATTCGTTAGCCGCTCTCTGTCCGAACTCTATCTGTTCTTCAAGATAGTCACTCTCAACATCACCAAGACCACTCTCTTCTATAGAGAAGGTGCAGCTATTTCCCTCTTGCCAAGACTTCTTTGTAATGACACTTCCGTTAGTTGCTTCGGTATGCCATTGTAGTTCTACGATGCGGTTAGGGTACTCAACAACCCTTCCGTTGTACTCCAAAATAGCCTTGTTGCTTCTGTATATCTTACCCCATTCAATATCATTGCATACCATGAACTTAGGCTGATTGAAAGAAGGATAGAACCTGGAAGCAGAAAATTGGAACTGTGCAACAGCCTTACCGTCTATTACCGCCTTGATAGTATAATTATTCTTCTCTACAAATCTAAGGTCAAGCACAATCTCTGATGTTGAGATAGAAATTATCTCGTTAGGGCTATCAGCAGACGAAGCAGACAGCTTAGTCGTTCCACGATATAGCTCGACTGTAAATCCGCTTGTGATTTCTTCCTTAGACTTATATACATCAATCGGAATGTGACATTCGTACTGATTTCCGTCAAAGCAAGCGTTTCTTGCTTCCGTAGATGCAGATATGATGTTATTAGCAACCTTATACTCGTATAGAGCCAACTTATCAAGGAATGGGTTATATGAGATATCAGTGTCTTCCCGAATGCCCATACCATAGGTATCTGCGCCCTTATCTGCCGTATACAGAGTGATAGGGTCAGCTGTGATATGCAATAAAGAGTTCGTTCTGTAATCATATATGTCAGCTTCGAATTGCAACTGCTGCTTATCGTTACTTAGAAGATTCCTCTTTATAGTGAGTTTACCACGATTAGTGGTATTGCTCGAATCAATACTATACTTACCGCTCCAAGCATCTATCTTAGATATATCCTTCCATTCCGTGCCAGTAGAAACCTTCCACACCATATTAGCAAGAGATATATTCGACTGCTTGCTATCCCATGAATCATCCTTTGCCGTAGCATTGACTTGTGGATAGGCAACGCATTCGAAACCGCTCTGAGTTCTATCTGGGAAGAATTTATCACCCGCCATGGTCTGCATGAATGGAGACTTAGGCGATGCGCACACTACCGATACAGAGACATCTAGAGGTGCGTATTTTCTATTCGCCTTGTTACTAACTATTGGCATAAGCGTTCCTCCTAATCATCAACTGTTAAATAAGCATCTGCTGATACCGATACACCGATGATATTATTGTTTTCGTCAATCGTATCAGCATTCCTCACAACGAATCCATCACTGACGTTCTTTGCCCAGGTCATTGTTTCCGAGCGCTTATTTTCAATATCCCCATTACTATCGGTATAGATAACGAAGGTGACATTACCAGCTATACCTTTCGGTGCTAGTCCTGTCTCGCAGTTTGTAACAATACATCTGAACGTCTGGTTACTATCTTCATCAACTTGTCCTACCGAATTAAGAGCAAGCTGATAAATATCAGATATATCATCAATGCTGATACCTGTACGGTATACTGCTGCGCCATCAACAATAAATTCGAGGACGAAGAGCTGATGACTGTCTACATAGAGTTTGTCCGTGTCTCCTGTCTTATCTCTGTGTATGGTAATTCCGCTTGCTGGGTTATTGTAAATTCCTGCAAGGTCTGCTCCGCTACCTCTGTACAGCTTAACCGAATATGTAGAAACCTCTCCACCTGCGGAGTTGAACAGCCAAGGTCTGATGGTAGCTTCTGTCTGTCCCTTGCTTAATACCGTGGTATCAGCCGACACACCTCCGAAATAAGATGAGCCGCCCAACATAGATACCAATATATCAATGCTTTTCTGCATTGGATATATGCTAGCTCCCAATACGGCATCGCCCGAATAGGTAAGAGTATCGGAATCTTGGTTGACCTTAGATGCGAGGTCTCCGATAATAGAGAGAGAACCATCAGTATGATTAAGCTTGAATCTGTTATCAACAGTCGAAGTCTCCCATCCAGTACCGCTAGAGCTGAATCCTAAATCCTTGCCGTTGTAAGCCCATACGTGATTTGTTAGTGTTACGTTGTTTTTACGTGCAGAGCCAACAGATGGAGTGATGATAGGATGTGTTCCGCTTTCGCTCCAATTAGGTGACACGGTAAACGTATCAGGGTTCAATCCCTGAAAGAGCGGCACGCCATTCGTTTGCAGACTGAGGGATAACGTATCACCCTTCAATGTTCTTCTGACTCCTGCGGTTGCCGAAAGATGAATTTCTTTACTCATATTTTAATCTCCTATTTTTAAACTTTAATAAATTCTTGATGAACCTTTCCCGTAGTGGTTGTAGCCGTGAAAGTAAATTCTGCGGTATCACCATTTCCTATATCGTCTTCCGTTCCATCGTTAGACCAAACAATATCAATAGAACCAGCGAAGTTCTTAACCTTATCTTTGGTTGCCCATGCAGCATCATCTACTGAATCATTGGTTTTGCGTGTCACCTTCCAAGATGCCACTCCGCTTGTCACATCCTTGTCACCTAACATTAGCTTACAAGTGATATTGTGTGTCTCACCTATAGCAATTCCGCTATTGACTATATCCGTATAGAGGTATAGCTTTGGTGTATACACGTTGGTGGTAGCCTTCCAATAAGGAGAATCCTCAGACGGTTCATCGGTCGTTGTCTGTCCTTCCGATACGATGCAGAGCCACCTTGTGCCAAGCCAAGTGACCTCATCATAGTAGCTGTATTCCGTACCTTCCTTCCAGTCGCCCAGATAGATTGGAGTCCATATCTTCTCACCGCTTACATTCACCATCTTGAAGTATTTGGTAACGATGTTGATTCCATCGAAGCCAACGTCAAAAATGGATTTATCCTTGAGTGAGTAGGAGTTGATGCCACGATACATAGTGAACTTCGGTGCAGAATCTCCTTCGGTCTCCATCATCAGAAGGTGCTGTCGGCTTCTGTCGCTTCTGTTACCCATGAGTACGATAGTATCTCCTACAGCAGGGTTATCCGAGCCTTCCATGCAATTATCCTTTGCTATCTGAATCCAAGCGAACTTCTTTCCATCATAGAGTTCGTGACCTTCGGCATCGATAATTACCTCATTCTCGGCTGATACCTTGGTGACAAGTCTCCAATAGTCCTTGTTGCTGACGTTCTCGTAGACACCCGAAGCAATGTTGAATGTCTTGCATCTAACTTGGTCATCCACCTTGAATGAGTTGATTGTTGCTGTAGTTCCATCGTCTGCTAAGAGATAGCACTTCCAACCAATCAGCTCATTCGTCGTTTCGCTGAATACTTCCTTGATGTAGCTTATCTTTCCAGCAGCAGGGGAGAGGACGATATTACCTCCAACGTAGCTGAGTTCACGGATGAGGAGAGTGTTAAAGATAGCCTTGCCCCAAACTATCAAATCCGTGAGTAGCATTTGAAACTTTCCATCGCTTCGTTGCTTAATAGCAAAACCGCTCTGCTCTGCTTCGTTAAAGTCGAGAGACTTCAAGAGATTCACCAAGACACTAGAGAGGATAGCGTTACCACTTCCGTCTATGCTAAACTCGTTGGAGTGACCGAGGAAAAAACCTTGCAAGAACTTTTGCACCTTCTCCCAAGTTACTGTGCCCTTTGCGGTATCATCGTTTATCTTTGAGATGAAGTGCTTACTTCCCTCTGCCGCAACCTGGTTCTTGACCTGTGTAGTTGTCAGGCCTGCACTTGTTCCGCCATTTCCACTTTGTAGCGACGATATCTGTTGCTGAATTTTCTGGATGGTTCCGACCTCTTTATCCTCGCGAAGAGTTATATCGTAGGTAGGAATCTTACCATCTTCTTCCTTGATTATAAGCTGATCGATAGAAATGGTCCCACCGATTCTAAGGTCAGTATCCTCAAACTCCATCAGATCGCCAGCTTTGAGCGTATCATGAAGGCTCTTAATGACTCCTGTATCGTCTGCCTGTGCTTGGTCATGCTGCCTTGCCATGAAAAGCTCATCAACCTTTGGCTGGTAGACATATCTTGTATAGTCGTTCTTATCAAGATACGCTATTGCGTACTTAAGGAGCTTCAGAGACGCAGCATTGACATACGAATCTGGAAGGGTGATGCCGGTAAGGACGAAATGGTCACCTTTCCTAATAGGATAGTCCTTGTATGGGAACCAAAGCTCAAGAGCGTCGTCCTTTACTCTTTCAATAGTAAGCCTCCATCTTCCATCAATCTTGGTTGAGGATGCTACCTTGAATGTTCGTCCGCCACACATACCATCCTTCATCGAGATGGAGAAGTCGTCATTCTTTAAGTCGTTGATATCAAAGTCGATAGCCTTTTTAAGATAGATATCAACATTCTTTACGGTTTCATTATCGCCAAATCTTCCGTCATCATCAGGAGCCACACCATCATCAATCTCATCAACACGTACGCCACCGATTTCCATCTCCTCGATAGTAGGGTAGATTTCAATAACTCCATTTGTCTTATCATCTGTTTCAAAGAACTGCGATGCAGAACGAAGACCAATCTGCTCGATGTTGATAGAATCGATGTATGGTCTATGCGGGTCAGTAGAAAATCTGTGTTGCTTCCCGGTAGGGTTCACGTACTTCTTCTCCTCATCCGTTAGCGAATCATAGAAGTCACTCAGCGATACATGAGGAAATCCTGGCAGCATAAGTCTGTTTATGGACATGTTGTTCGGAAGATTCTTTGCGTACTCCTTCATAGATGAAGGCACAATTTTCTTATTGAGACCGGATGTAATATACATCTTCGTGTTTCCGGCCTTGACCTGCGCAATGAATGCGTCAAGTTTCTCTTTCGATTCCTCATCTCCGCTATCAGCCTGCGTGCCCTTCAGTTCAGAGTAAAACTTGCACTTGTTAGAGTTGTACGCCTGCGTCACATAGCCGGTGATGACAGTCTGAAAATCGAACGTTACCTGAAGAACCCAACCGAGAGACTGTTCCTGAGATTCGCCGGAAACTACATAATTTCTCTTATTCTTGAAATATGTCTCGATATAATCGACATCCAGTTCAAGTTCGACATTCGTGCTGGCTCCGACGACTTTCGTGATGTTCGCCACGTACTTGACACCTAGATCAGCGTAGTAGTGAGAAGGAAGATTCTTCTCTGAACCATAGGCTCTCAATCTCGTAACGACACTCTGGTCGGAATCAGCGTTCTGAACAATCTCATAGAGTCCATTGCCAAGTCCGTACTTGAAGATATGGTTTGCCTGTATTCCGGTAGTACCGACATATACGTTTCTTCCTCTGACGATGAAGTTTATGTCCCACTTCTCGTTCACAAGCGCAAGGGCCTGCCAACAGGTCTGTGAATCCACTGTGATAGACATCGATTCGATGACGTTATCGATTGTTCCTTCGCCGTACATTGACATCCACTCACTTTCAAGGGCTCCACGCTGCACGGAACGGTCCTTGTTTCGGGAGTAAATCTTCCAAAGACCTGCACCAATCTGCTCGTTTAAGCATGCCTGGATTCTGTCTAGCAAATCATCCAAAGTCTGTACATAGAATGGGAATTTCGGAAGGGCAGTGTAGTGAAGCTCGTTATCGTTCAATACCACATCGAGGAACTCTGCCCTGGCAAGCTCATCCTGCAATGCGTTGAACTTTACGCTGTCATATACGAAGCCCTCACCGTAGGTATCAGGTCTTGCCTGCTTATCCTTGCCCGGTTCGTAGTTGAGCTCGAACCGCTCGCCACGATAGACAATATAGTCGCCTATCTGAAAGTTGATAGGCACTTCATGCTTGAAGCTGATAGTCAAAAAACACTCACCCATCCAAGAATCGGAGTATTCCAATCCATGAACGGTTATCTGCTCTCCGTTAACGTCTGTCAGCTTCGAGCCATCCTTATGATAAATATTCCAAGTACTCATGTGCCAGTGTTATCTTAAATTTGAAATCCCGCCCTGTGCATCCATGATTGGCTTAATGTCAGTAACAGGGTCGTTAAACTTGAAAGTAATAGAGAGGGCTAGCAAGTCCTCGTTATCCGGATCCCTATATAGGATTGGATCAATATCCTTAAGTCTTACATGCTGTCTTCCGATTCTATTGAAGCTGCAATACATCTTCATCATGCCTGACTTGCGGATGTAATCAATAAAAGCCTTACATTTCTCGTTAGCGCCGAAAGCCTCGCCGTGGAACATAAACTTAACCCTATTCTCGTAGGCTGCCATATAGAGTCCATCCTTTCCGATATATTCGTCATCACCATGCTCATCGTGCCACTCCCTTTTCGCTGGTTCCTTGACAGAATCACAAGGCTTGAACGGACTTTCGCTAACGTACATACCGAAGTCGGCGATGGAGTCCTTCACCTCGTTCCCATCGCCTTCCTTCTGCATGTATATCCTGAAATAATCTTTCATACCTTAAATCAACTTTTTATAATTGCAAATATACAAAATAATACATAAATATGCAAGTAATATGCGCATAAATATGCATTAATTGAACTTAAAGTCGTGTCTATCCCTAACATTGACTGGTCCAATAGCTTTCACGACTGTTCCTCCGTATTGGTAGACGAAGCACTTTGCGGTATCTTCACATTCAACATGAAGCTCTGCACCATCTAACAGATTGACAAACACCCTGGAGAATCCCTTAACCTTCAGGTAAAGTGAAGAGTTGTGCCTTACGTATATCTCTCCACTGTCCATCCAGTCATAGTTGATGCTTGCCACACACTCTCCATTGAGGATGACAATCTTCGGGTTTTGCAGGTCAACGTTCTCGTCAACATACACACCATGATCATGAATGACATCACCAAAGTACTTCTTCATATCCTTGGTCGAAGGCCAGTTCTTTCCGATACAGAAGTCAATACCCTTAACAAACTTCTCGACCATCTCATGCTTGGATGAGTTGTCGTGCCACTCGGCGGTCCACTGAGCGCAAAGACCCAGTGAAACCGCCTCGTTCTTCATTCTGTCTGATAAATTACTTTTTCCAAACATAATTATTTCATTTTTAAAGATTTCGTACCATTGATAACTCTGTTGAAGTTATCGTTCAACTCCGAGACAGTCTTATCGATTCTCTCTGCTGCATCTGCATTACGCAATGTGTTTTGAGTAATCAGGTTAAGCTGAGTCAACTGAGACTTTGCAATCTCGCTCATCTCTGGAATGAACTTACCCTGCATTTCCCTTATCACAGAAACATTGAGACGTATGTCGTTTACGTAGCTGCAAAGAAGATCAGCTGTTTCCTCTGTGATACTCTTAACAGAGTTGGTGGCAGATGAGCTTCCGTTCTCTCTCATATCAAATCCATTATTCTTCATTGCATCAAAGAGTCCGGTTATCTGAGGAGTTACTTTTTCTCCAACCTCATAAAGCTGCTTTGCAAACTTATCCATATCTGTCTCGTCGAGCTGTCCCTTTTCGTCAAGAACGGATGTAAGCCATTCGAGAGGTTTTTCAAGTGCCTTCTCCATGATTTTCTGAGATACGATATTCTTCGTAACATCGCGAACCATGTCCTTCACCTTCTCCCTATAGGCATCTACCGCATCCTCGCCTTTAGCCCATGCACTCACGATAGTGTCAGTAAGTGTGCTTGCCCAGCTCTTCATATCGATAGAGTAAACGTCTTTAAGGAAGTCCTGTGCGAACGTCTTGATCTGTAACTCCATCTCCTTGATTTGCTGGTCGTAGTCGGCGAGTTTATCCTTATCCGTCTTTTTCTTATCATCCTCGGCTTGCCTCTGCTTCCTTAGCTCATCTTCCTGAGCGTGGAGTAGGGCGAGCTGGTCTGCGTATGCGGAAGGATTCGTCTCCGTCTTCATCACAGCATCATAGGTCTCCTTGCTGTAGTGACTCAAGTTCTTGCCACCGAAGAAAGCCTTGCCTATATCAGTCTTGGAATAAGCCTCCCAAGCCTTATAGTCATTCTTGGCATCGTTGAGCTTTTTAGTCGTATCTGAAGATCTCTCGTAAGAATAGATTCCACCGAGCGTCTTTTCGATAACAGAACTGATATTGCTAGATAGGTTCTTCAATTCATTCAGCTGTCTCTCTGCGAGCTTTATCTGTCTGTCGAGCTTGGCGTCGTGACCGGCAGAAAACGCCTTTATCCAACCGGTGAAAGACCCAACAACACCCGATACGACTCCACCAACATTTCCACTCTTCAGACTCTCCCACGCTTTTGTTGCGGATGCAGATGAAGATGAGAAGCCTTCAAAAAAACTATTCGCGTCTGTCCACCCATCCGATTCGGTATCTATACCAAGAGCAGATGCTGTACTCTTGATATCCTGGAAAGTATCGTTCGCTACCTGCACAATGTCGTTTATACCATGAATTATGGTGTCTATCATACTTATGGTACTACTCATTTTACTTGCACCTTTAAGGAGCTTTTCGCCACCTTCCATCATCTTTTCTCCAGCAGCTTTTGAACTTGCAGCAGCAGCCATTCCTCCGAGGTCGCCATTCATCTTGGCTTTGTTTAAATCCTCTTTAGCCTTATTGTACTGACTGCTTCCTAGAGTTATCATATCATTGGCTCTTTCTTTCTTGGCATTGACAATACCTTCGAGTCCTCCATTCAAGAACGACGGGCGCAATTTCTCAAGCTTCGATAACTGCTCGTCAAGCTGTTTGATTTCCTTGGCGTACTCTCTCGCATCAATGGCTCCGCTTTGCAGGGCCTCATTGATGTTCTGCCTGATTCTTGCACCGATAGCCTGAGCCTTATCCATACCGAGTGAAACGATGGCTCCGTAGAAGTTGAGATAATCAGAAGAGTTCTTGAACTTGTCAAGTTTAACCTGCCCAATCTCCTTGTCTCTCTGAATCTCATATCTCGCCTTGACGCCAGGATCATTCGTCTTGCTGATAAGCTCGTTGTATCTTTCCCTTATCTTTAAGATTTTATCCTCGTAATCTTCCGTCTTCTCGATGATGTCGGCAGCATCCTGCAAAATCTTGATATAGTTGCTTCGAAGAAGGTCAACTATCTTCTTCCACGCCTCATATTCACCTGGGCCTTTAAGAGTTTCCTTTGCAACACCATCGGACATCGACATCGCATTCTCTCTCTTGAAGTCCTTTCCGAACTTATTGTTATACTCGACTATAAGTTCCTTTGCCTTGTCATCGATATACCCAGGATTGCTGAATGCTGCGCTAGAGAAATTCTTATCACCGGTCTTACTGAATAACTCTTTGTACAAGTCCCATTGACTCGATAACCTGTTCAATAATTCCGTGAAATCAGCTGCCTTCCTCTCGTACTCCTTCTTGTCTTTCTCGTCGAAGAGCCACTCTGCAACCTCACGATAGATGGAAGTTTGGAACTTCTTTCTCTCGGTGGTGTTTATGCTGAATCCTTCAAGGAGAGAATGAACAGCCTTCTGGTAGTCGTCAAGATTAAGACCGGTAACCTCTGGGAAGAGATCGTAAGTCTTTTTCTTTGCCTCTTCATCAGACATTATACTCTTGTACTTCTGGTACATCTGCCTTGCAGACTTAAGACTGCTTAGACGCTCCTGTAAACGCTTGAGCTCTATATCTTCTTTGCGACCTGAATTCCTGTTTCTTCCTTTCGGAACCTTATTGGACTTTTTGTCTTGCGGATAGAATTTATAGCCGAGACCTTCCCAAGCTGCCTGATTCAAGCTATTGTAGCTTTCCCAAGCCTCATCTCGAAGTGCCTTAGATATCTTGCCACGTTTGAACTTGTTCTCTCGGTTCTTATACTCGTTGTACCTGTTCTGCAACTCCGTTTGCAGGTTATTATCCGTATTGTAGTCGGAAGTTTCGTCGAGGTAAGAGTCGAGCATCGCTGCCTGTGATTCTACCTTCGCTTTGCCCTTTCCTTTCTTTGACAGATTTCTGCGCACTCGTTGCTGCATAGGTGTCTTCGGCTTTTCCGCCTTGCCGCCACCAGCTTTCTTTGGCTGCTTTGCTCCGGCCTCCTGATAGAAGATAGACTTCAAGTACTCCCGAATCTGAGGAACATTCACCTTGCACGCATCAAGCATTCTTTCTATCATGCTCGAAAAGCGTGAAGAATTTCTGTTGCACCACTTCGAGAAATCTGCGCCGAACAGATTAAATGACTTCTTAAGGAAGTTAATGATTCTAGGAATATTTTTCTTGGCGATATCATTTATCTGATCACTAACCTTGTTGGCCCTTATTCCTATTTTATAAATGCTATTTGCAATATCATTGCTTCCGTTACTTGACTTCAAAACGAAAGAATCCCAGTTTGCACCTCCTCTCTCTGCAAGAATACGAATTTTCTCATCGAGAGACATGGCTCTTTCCTCTGGCTTCAGGAACTGATTAGCAACGCTATCCATTCTCGACTTTGTATCTTCGTCAAGTCCAGATAAAAGCGTCTGGTACTTGATAACCGCCTCATTGAGGTCTTCGACAGCATCCTCTATCGTGTCTGCAAAAGGATTACCTGAACCCCAACCGCCTGAAGCTCCAAGTGCTCCAGCAACCACATCCGAGTCATTTGCTTCCTGCTGTGAGTTATCGCGAGCGGCAACTATTCCCTTATTGAGAATATCATACTGCTCGTTAAGATTCTTCGCCCTTGCAATCTGATCTTCTATAGTTTGGGTATAATCTCCGCTATTTTGAAGGAGTTCCTTCATCGAGTTTACCCGCTGCTGCAAGTCAGCACTGTTTGTAGGCTTCTCGTTCGCAAGTTCGTCTTCGTAACCTTTCTTCTTGTTGTATGCCGAATCCCTAAATCCCTTCGCATTCTCAGAAATTCTATCCATATCACTGCTGTAGCTGGAGAATGTCTGAACAGCTAGACCGATTGCAAGTCCCCACCAGCCTCCAAGCATCGTAAAGAGAGACTTAATTCCTCCACCTATCTTAGAGATACCCGTATTCATTACAGCGGCAAATCGTGTTCCTCCTAGTATAATCTGCTCCTGTCTTGCTGTAATCTGCCCCATCACGGCAAGCTGTCTGATAAGTTCTTTTGTAACAAGACCTTCCTTGACAGCTTTCTGCATCTGAAGAACAGACATCTTCCCTTCAAGTGCAAGACGAGACATAGCATTCGCCCTTGAAGCGGTATCAGACAGCAAGTATGCCCTTGCCTGTACATTCTGCAACGCCTTCTGTTGAGTAATCTTACCTTCTGTGACAAGTTGCTGCTGTTCGATAGCGTAAGTCCTCAGCTGAGCATTCATCTGCTGAGTGTAGTTCTTGTTTATTGAGCCCAATCCGAGCTTACTGGAAGCCATCAGTCCAAGTTTCCTTGCAGCAAATATAGCTCCGAAAGAAAGCATAGCAGGGGATAGTTTATCAAGAGCTAATACTAAGTCTGTTACTCGGTTGATAATAAACGAGAACGTACCGCCTATGACATTCTTTCCTTCTGCAAATTTACCGAGCATAATATCCCACGCGTCGATAAGCTTATTCCAGCGACCAAGCAGTGTTTCGGACAACACGAGCTGCATATTGTAGAACTGGCCACCCTCGTCTGTCATCTTCCACAGCACCTTCTGAACATCCTCGAAGCTTACCTGTCTTCCGGAAATCATCTTCTTGACATCTGCCTGGGTATAATTCTTGCGCCCGTTCTTTCCTTCAGAATTATATAATTCCGTTATCTTCTGCAAGAGTGGGAGTCCTGCGTAAGCAAACTGGCGTAACTCCTTACCATCGAGCCAAGAGCGAGCCTTAACCTGACCGAACGCAAGACCCAATCGGCCGAAGTCCACGCCAAGACCAGATGCTATATCCGCAAGTCGCTTAGTTGTATCGTACAAGTCGTTTGCCTCTACTCCGAATGCAGCCAACTGCTTGACATCTCTGTTCAGTTCTCCAAACTTGAATGGAGACTGCAACGCAAGCTGCTGTGTCTGATTAAAAAGCTCATCTGCCTTTTGTACATCACCGATGATAGAGCGAAGAGCAATGTACTGCTGGACAATCTCGCCGCCAGTACGAACAATCGAATTGAAGAACTGCTGCGCACCAAAAACGATACCTCCTTGTAAAAACAGAGACTTGATGTCACCGGCAATAGACTGCATCTTCTTTGCTTCAGCGTTTACTCCAGCGAAAGCAGCCGCGAGATCGTTTCGTGCCTTTGCGGCAGACTGAGCAATCTCCTGTTGACGCTTCTGTTCGAGCTCGATACCTTTCTGAACCTCTTGGTTTACTGCTTTCTGATCTTGAAGAACCCTTGATGCTAATGTTGTGTCATGACCACTACCGATGTTGCCAAGCTGACCAAGATAGCCCTTCCATCCTATAGGAGAAGAAAGGTTGTCTTTTATGTTTTGCAGATGTCTCATTATAGAAATGAGCCTATGTATCTCAGCCTCCGTCTTGCTTACATCTGCACCGATGGAGATACCCCTGCTGTATTCCGAACGAAGCTGACGAACCTTGTTGCCGAGAGAATCGTATCGGCGTTCTGTGTTCTTCAACTCATTCTGGCGCTGTTTCTCATTTGCTTTTGCCTCGCGTGCTGCGTCTGCCTCGTCTTTCTTTCGCTTTTTCTCAGCATCTTGTTCTGTCTTGTATCTTTCTAAGATAGCATTCTTTACAACTTTATCATAAGTCTTTGCTTCATCTATAGCATTGAGATATCCGGCACTCTTTACGACATCAGATGCTGTGAGTCCTGTGATAGGATGAATACCTCCGTTATTCCTAATCTGTTCTAATTCAGTCCTGTATTTAGACAGCTCTGACAACGATTGACGTATGTTGTTCGTTGAATCGACGCCAATCATCTGTATTCCTTCACCATGGCGTTTGTTGATCTCGTCAATAATAGAAGATAACTTATGAAGTTCTCTCTCTGCCTTGTTTGCCTCAGTTGCAACGCTGTTAGGGAATATGTTGAATCCAGCACCTTCCTTAGACACCTCTCCGAGTATGCGGTCTATTTTGTACAACCCGTCCTGGACAGACTCCAACTGCTGGAGTTTTTTTTGACTAAAGAAATCTTCGCTTGAAAATACGCCAATGTTACGACGTAATTCTTTAACGAAGTTGTTTAGCTTTTCAAAACTACGACCTCCCTTATCTCCAATACCTTTTGTTGCTTCGGATATTGCTTCCAAAGCATTCTGCGCCTGCTTACCAGTAGCATCAATCTTGTTTAATTCTTTGGTAATCTTTTTGGTTTCCTCTTCAATTCTCGATTTGAGAGTGAGCGAGAAACTGATGTCTCCCATATTTCCACCTGCCATATCCTGAATATTTTTAAATTAGAGTTTATTGTTTAAGTAATCAGCAAGACTTATCTTCTTGCCAACGAGGCTTCCCTCATTCTTCTTTTTCTCCACCCACCTGTCGTAGAGGTCATCCATCTCCTTCTTGGTATGCTTCTTCGGACCGCCTTCCTTCTTGGCCTTTGGGTAGACGACAAGAGGCTGGTCTGCAACCATGAGATCAATCTGTGCCGACGAATAGCCCCACCAGTAGTCGTAGGCTGCAATGAAGTACTTGCGCTGAAAGAGGAAGCCGAACTTCTCCGCTAGTGAGAAGGCTGCTCCCCAGCTTGTTCTGCTTGGATAGCTTTTGCTTCGCTCCTCGTCATCGTCATCATCACGTCCGTCATCCCGGTCGCTAATATGGTAGCCAGTGAGAATGCGTTCGATGGAATTTTTTTTTTAGAAACATCGAGGACTCTCAGCACCTCGGCCACGTCCACATCCTTGATGTAGTAGAGCCAACGCCAGTAGATCCAATACAGAAATCGAATCTTCCAGATGTTGTTGAGGAGAATGCAGACACAAATCTTTACGTTGCGCTTCCATTCGTTCTTCTCCCTTGCCCTGATGTGGGAACACCTGCTCATGGTTCCCTTGCGAAGCCAGCCGAGCTTGTGCTTCTTTCCACGGAACACGAACTCGGTAGGCTCGTCGTGCAGTACGCTGTCGAGTAACTCCTGTAAGTCCACCGAAGGCTGCTCTATTTTCTTTTCTTCTGCCATGATTGTATGCTATTAAATGAAGAAGGGCGGCACGGCTGTTGATTAGCCTGCCGCCCAACGGTTTGTTATCCTGAATCTAATTACCTAAAGAAGCCTTTACTTGATTAACCGCCAATGCCTGGTTCACTAGCAGCTGGAGCCTTAGTGAGCCAAGCGATGCTACGCTTACCTGCACCCTCGATAGAACCTGAGAACTTAAACGCAACAGGCTCAGTACCAGAGTTATCCCACTGCAATGTAGCGTAGAGAGCGATGTTGGTGATAACCATGAGGTTCTCCTTCTCGTCGTCAACGATAACGATAGTACCCTTGATCTTGAACTTCTTAGGCTCAACAGCGATACCTGTAAAGCCGGTAGTAGCGTCGAGAGTAGCGTCACCTGTACCCTTCAGGGTGACCTTGGTCAGCTCTGTGATAGCATCCTCACCGAACATAATTGTCAGCAAGTCCTTTGCCTTAGAAGGAACAACGAACTCTACGTTGAAGTCGCCGAGCTCTGCTGTAGTTGCCCAGTCGCCTGCAAGACCGATAACCTTGTAGTGGTTGATGGTTGGGTCATCCATAGTCGCTTTCAGCGAGTCAACGGTAACCGGAAGCTCAACCTCTGGGGTGATGTCAACTGTAGCCTTGCTCAAATCGGTAATAGCCTTTGAGTAGAGCAGAGTTTTAGGACCATTGAAAATGTCCTTCATCTTGTCAATAGTTGTCATAGCCATAATCTAAAATATTTTAAATTGTTATACCTGAATACTTATTTGGTTCGTAACCTTCCCTGTATGATCGTCACGGAAAAACCTGCTCCGTCGTCTGTCTGTAGTGTTATACGAGGATTTGAAACAATGAGATTTTTTGTGGAGATTGGAAATCTATCCATAATCTCCTGGACTTTCTCGTCAACGGTAGAGACATCAAATGTATTTGGATTTCTCGCCGAAGCCTTGTCGCGCACATACAATTCAATTTGAGCTGTAGTGGTGAAATCATTGTAAACTCCACTTGAGTTCATCTCGTTGTTGTAGATACTAGATGGGAAGTATACCACGATGTAGCTGTTGATTTTCGTATCAACTGCCTTTGGTCGGCTCCGGGTGTAAAGCTTGTCGCAAATTCCATTCATTGCATTGCCGACATCGAAATATAGAGTCTTAATACTAACCATATCCTACATCTTTCTAAAGTATCTAACCAAATATTCACGAAGAGAAGTAATCACATCGTGGCCTCTCTTTACCTCGACAAACTTAGCGTAATCTACTCCGGCGACGATAAGCATCTGCCAAGTCATACCTTGATATTTACTGTGTTCCCTTGAAACAAGTTCATCCCATGCGGCGTTTGGACCATATTCGCCACCTTCTCCGTATTCACCCTTGTAAGGTCTCCTTCCGCTATCCTTGAAAGAGAATGAACTGCGATAATACTTATCGAGGTTGTATCTCTCTCCAGCTGCAAGGGTCGGACGGGTAGGTTCTGGACCAGGAGCGTAGTGTATGGACTGCAATGTGCCGTTATAGTAAGTACCAACAGCAGTTGACTTATACAAGTTACCAGTCACGTCATCATAGTTACGAGACTTATCGGCAGCCTTCATTGTCATCTCTGCTGCGTGGTCCATCTTTTCCTGCATCTTTACTACAGCCATCTGACGGATTTTCTTTTCGACGTTCATAAATTGCCCTGATAAGCTTGCCATAATCTAAACCCTTGTTAAGTTCCAATACACGACGGTTCTGTTATTATCCGGTTCGCAGTCCTTAACCATACCTACTTCGGTGTTGTTGCCGACAGTGGAGTAGATGGTATCACCATCAAGAGGACATCTATCAGCATCCCATTCGTCATATCTGACAGGAATCGATGCCTTCCTCTTGTTCTGGTCGACGTTTTTGTCTCCCTCTGTAGTAGTATCGGTATAGCTGCGGCCTTCGCCATAGTAGAGAATGATTTCCTTGTCCTCACCAACTGGAGCATCATCATCGGCGAACGGGTCGCCAGGGTCGGCTTTTCCGACGATCTTCCTCACGATCTTGATGATGTGAGGGTATCTTGGGTTTCTGATGTTTTCCTTTTCCATACACCTTATTTGATGATGTGAGGGAGAGGTTCTCCCCAAGGAGAATAATTCGCCCTCTTTACTCCGTGGGAGGTCACCCGGAAGGTGGACTTCTTCTTGAGCATCGAATCTGGCTCCAGCTCCGCATAGATAGCGTTAGCCTCTGCCTTCATCTCGCTCCTGTCGTTGTCCGACATGTCATAGCCACCTCCCGAATGAGTCCATCCGTTATCGGAATCGGAGGTGTTGTTCACCTTGCTCGGACCAAGAACAAACCATTTCAGCATGTCGGCATAGGCAAGTCTCACCTTGTCCTTGTCGCAGGCTTCGAGGTCGATGCCATTTTCAAGCTCCCTGTCGTGCATGATGCCCAACAGAGCCTTCATCGGCATCTCGAACTTCACCTTATTAATAAGGTAGTCGTTCACAGTGTAAATGTTCATCTCCGAATCCATAGTCATACAATCTAGTTACGTTAATAGTTCCAAGACCGAAATTAATCAGTCTTGGTAATGTCCATAATGCAATGGTCTGGGAAGTCGATGAGAGCTGGGCAAGCAGAGAACATGATGTCTGTGTGCCACTCCATGTACTTACCGTTAGGAACTACTGAGTTCATGAGCAGACCGAGACCATCGTTAGTTGTACCGAACACGGTAGAGATAGCCTTGTTACCAGCATACTCAATCAACTTACGATCGAGACTGTCTGTGCGCTCGAACTCACAAGCATCACCGGCAGGACGGAGAACAACGATGTTATCAGACCAACCCTGCTTGTACTCATCGGTTGTATGAGTAAGGTTGCGCTCCTTCTCGGTCACAATCTCGATAGTAGATACACCCTCGAAGTCAACGAATGCCTGGATGAACTGTTCCTTGCTGATAGGCATTGTCTTGGTAGAGGCAATGTAGTTCAGCTGGCGGTAATTGGTAACGAGCTCGCGGACCTCTGCATTCTTCAAGAATACATTGTAGAATGTATTGCGAGTCATCTGCCACTTCAGAGCGCCGTCGAAACCACCACGTATCTCACGATACTTGGCTTCCTTCTCCTTCATGTAGGTAAGGATGGTAGCAGTAGGGTCAGCCCACTTCTTAGCACCACCATTGATGAAGTTGTCGCCATACTCGATAGGGTCGATAGCCTTGTGCAGCGGAGTAGAGATACCACGACCAATGCCGGAGTAGTCAATCTTACCGGTAGACATCAACTGAGCTGTCATAAAGTTCATTGTCGCATCAACTGAGTCGATACGGGTCTGAACCTCGTCACACCAGTCTGCCAAGATATCTGCATCGTTACCGAACTCCTCGAACTGCTTGATGCGTGCGTAACGCTCAACTGCGGTCTCAACGTAACCAGGAGTGATGAAGTCTGGGATAGAAGCGGTGTACCACTTATGTCCGTTCTTATCCATCTGGTTAGAATCACCGAGAGGAGCACGGAGGTCAGCCATAGGAGCTGCCTTCAGCTTGCGAGCCTTAACGTTGAATGTTGCCAAACCATAGTTGTCGGTAGTTGTCAGGAACGAAGCGTTGTGTCCCTGTGTCTTGTACCAACCGTAGTTAGTGAAAAAGATTTCCTTTTTATCAAGGAAACTCTGCAAATATGCCGTATTCTCCTGAGAACCGAAGAACTTAGCAAGTCGCGAATTATTAAAATCAAATTTTGCCATAATCCTGAATCAATCTTTAAGGTTAATAATTAGAGATGGAACCATCCGTTAACGCGACTCTTGTTGAGAGCCTTGATTGCAGGAGGGATTGGAGACATCCTGTCGATGTACATAACGGTGTCGTCGTTAGCAAGGAATGGAGTAAGCAAGTAGCGAGAACCATCCTCGAAATCGTCACCAGGAGTGAACAGGAAGTCGTAGTCGCACTGAGCATAACCGTTAGGGTTGGTTACCATAGGCTTCTGTGCCTCGCCGACAGCTGCTGCTTCTACGAGTATCGCATCCTTCGCTACAACACCGAGTGTTGCGGACAAAGTAAGCTTCCATACGTCTGCGCCAGCCTCGGTTGTCTTCTCGACACCAGTAACTGTAACGGCTGTACCTGTTCCATCGAGAGCATCAGGGGCTACCATGATGTTATCTCCAATGAACGGAATGTGCTTGTAGCCATCACGTACAATAAGGAGTGTTGTGTCAGTAGCACCGGTCTTCTTTGCGCACTGGTAAGACTTAAGAATCTTAACTGTTGCGCCTGCGTTGCCATAGATGCCAGGATCATACTCCAGGAAGTCACCGGCGTAAATCTTTGCAGGACCCTTGAAAGGGTTGAGCAACTTACCACCAGTTGTAGGAGTACGGAAAGCATCCTTTGCGGCGCCAATCAACTTGACGAATACATAGCGGATACCGCCGATTTCGCCACGAGCCTGGATGAGGGAACGACCTGGCAAGAAGCCGCTACCATTCATCCTTTCACTGTAATAAGGAGAAACTGTTCCCATAATCAATAAATAAATTTGTTATCCTGAATACTAATTGTTATTCGTCCTTTGGCTTGTGTCGAGATCTGATAGCTACAACGTCATCGAACTCGTGTTCGTCTACGGTTCCGGTTACTCCGGCTCCGCCACCTCCGCTTCGAGGCTTGGTGTCTGGATTGATACCAGCTTCCTTGAGGTCAGCATTGTAAAGAACCTCTGCCTTACCGACAAGATCCTTAATGTCTGCTTCACCATCAGGAATCTCAAGCTTATCCAAAGCTGTCTTAACGAAAAACGAATTCAAAGGAATGTTGGCTTTCTCAAACTTAGCCTTAAGACCTTCCTTAATGGAGCTCACCAACGCCTTCTTTGCGTCAGCTGCTTCCTTCTGCTCTCGCGCCTCACGCTCCTTCTTGACTTCACCAATGAGCTTTTTTGCCCACTCAGGCATATCCTCTTCGTTAGGAATTTCGTCTTTTTCCGGCTCTTCCTCGTCAAGCTCAGTTTCCTTTGCCTTCTGACGTTCTTTCGCCTTCTTCTTGTATTCCTTAACCTGCTGAGAAACGTCAGAATGGAGATTGCCGTCCATGCGTTTCAAGCGATTTGTAACCTTGGTTACCAACTTGGCGTTTGCAGCTTCGTCTTCACCAAAATCTTCGAGTACATCATCAAGTTCTTCATTGATGGTTTTCTCGCTAATTGTCAACTTGGTACTACCGAGTTCCTTGTTGACCAATGCTAAGAGTTCTTCTCTTGTCATGTTGTTTTTTGATTAAAAATGTTATCCTGAAGCGGTTCTTCCACCTCAAAAAATGTATAAATATACCTTTTATTTTGCAAATATATGAATAAATATGCAATTATTCAAGAAAAATTGTATATTTTTGCAGTATTAAATGAATATTTATGCAAAAGGAAGTATTTTCAGGATTAAAATTGGATAACGGAGAGCCTATTTATACTCAAGAGTATATCCAATCATTAAGAGACGCCGATAAGAAGCATCCCGACAAGCTGAAGATCATAGCTCAGCGTGGCGGTCAGGAGCGCATGCTGTCTATTGATGCTGATATTAAGATAGTTGGCGGCTCGCGAGGTGGACCTCTGGATGAAGACACGAGAGTGTTAACAACTAGAGGATTTATTAAAATCAAGCATCTTAAATATGGCGACACCGTAATAGGACATGACGGTAAGGGACATAGAGTATTAGGTCGAATCGATTATCCTGATAGAGATTGCTACGAAATTCAACTATCTGACGGATCGAGTGTAGTATGCTCGGATGACCATATCTGGAATGTATCTATCGATGGCGACAGGAGATTTATGCCACATCTTGCCTGTGAGATAGCTAGTTACATCAACGAAGGCTACGACATCACTATTCCCTGCGTAAAACCTGTAGAGTTTGATGAAAAGTTCGGCCTAGCCTCTGTCGCTGAGAGAACTGTGTCTTTAAGACGTATCATCGAAACATCGGGTAGATTTTCCGGAAAATACTGGAAGAAGACTTTCAAGACAAGAAAGAAAGCATTCGATTTCAAGTACCTGGTTGATAGTCTCGGTTCTGTTTGCTACGTAAAAAGGAAGTCAAACAAGAAATGGGAGGTTCGATTCGATTACAGAAAGAAGGAATTAGAGAGGAGGATTGTCAGCTGTAAACCGGTCGGCAAGCGAAACTGCTGTTGCATCGCCGTTGAGAATCCGGACTCACTATTCGTTGTCGAGGACTTTATCGTCACTCACAACTCCAAGTCCTTCTCTTCCCTTATGGAAGTTCTGAAGGATATCAAAAATCCAGATTTCCATGCAACAATTCTTCGTAACGAAAAAGACGACTTGCAGTCCTTAGTGACAGACTCTTACAAATTGTTCTCCCAATTCGGAACTTACAATAAGTCACAGAACGATATGACCTGGAACTTCGACAACGGAGGATGGCTCAAATTCTCGTACTACGCAGGAGCCTATCAGGATTTCAAGACACGATTCCAGGGGCGCCAGTATGCCTATGTCTGCATCGATGAGGGTACTCAGTGTCCATACAAGAAGTTCAAGTACCTATTGACCAACAACCGAAACGCAGCTCACATACGAAACCGATTCTGGATTACCTGTAACCCTGACCCGGAATCATGGGTGCGAAAGTTCATCGACTGGTGGGTTGATGAGAATGGATACATAATACCGGAGCGAGATGGAGTTATCCGCTACTGCTTCATGGATGGTGATACGCCTGACTCAATCTACTGGGGTAACACGAGAGAAGAGGTATACGAACAGTGCAAGGGCATCATTGATAGCCTTTGGAAGGACAGCTACGAGGAACTTGGATACACAAAGCTCGAAATGTTCATCAAGTCTGCGACATTCATTCGTGCAGATGTATCAGAGAATATCAAGCTTATCTCCACCGATGCTTCATATATCGCCAACCTTGCCCAGCAGGATGAGGAACAGCGTATGCGAGACCTTGAAGCCAACTGGAATTGGAAAGCTGCCGGAGATGACATGGTCAAAATGGAAGACCTTGAAGAAATATTCGATAACTCCGAACAGACAGGAGACGGAAAGCGCAGAGCTTCTGCCGATGTCGCATTCACCGGCGGCGATAACTTCGTGATGTGGCTCTGGGAAGGATGGCACTGCAAAGACTTGGTTGTTCTGAGGCTGGACCCTAAGACGCTCGTTTCTGTAGTTGAGGCCAAGCTGAGAGAGTGGGGCGTTGAGGAATGCAACTTCACTTACGATATGCAGGGCATCGGCCAGTACTTCAAGGGATTCTTCAAGGATGCCGTCCCATTCAACAACCAGGCAGCACCTATTCCACAGAGTCATCAAGAAGAAGAGGGTATCAAATACCTATACAAGGACTTGAAGTCTCAGTGCGCATGGCTGTTCTACAAGATGATAAAAGAGAAGCAGATTTCCATCGACTCGTCCCTGCTCGAAAGAAAATATTCAGGAAACGGATTCGACAAGGTTCCCCTCAGACAGATTCTTCAGAAGGAGCGCAAGATGCTCCGACGTGATGAGAATAGCGACGATAGGGGATTCAGGCTATTGCCTAAGAAGATTGCCAAGAAGTATGTCGGCCACTCGCCTGACTTCTTTGAGTCTTGGTTCTACGTAATGATATTCAGTTTAACAAAAAAGAAACATAAAAAGGTAAAAGGATTATGGAGAATTTAAATTTTAGAGAAATACTCGTAAAGAAGCCATTCTACGAGCTTAAGCCTGACGGATACATGAGTCATGGCACTTTCTCCGACAAGGTTGGTGATAGGAGTATGCAGAATATGCCTTACGACCCTTGTGTATGGAGAGTAAAAACCCAGTCCGACTTCCTTCGTGAGTACTTCACAAGCGGACACAGAATCTGGGACAAGAATGCGTATCCGGATATAATCAAGGAGAATCCTGATTGGGACCCGGAAGATCCTTCTACCGGCAATCATTATTACTTGCAGCCTATTACAAGATGCGCATTTGCTTTCCAACAGGTTATCGCAACAAAACACACCTTACACCTAACCGGAAACGACATTCAGTTCGAGCTTGCAGACAGCACAGATGAGCTTGAAGAGGAAGAGGAATCCCAGAAGAACCTCAATGTCTTCAAGAAGGGATGGCTTATGCACAATATGGAGATTGCGTTCTTTGAAGCGGTAAGCTCTTACATGATCGTTGCAGAAACCGCCGCAGTCGGCTATATCGACAAAGGAAAGTTCGGAGTTAAGGTCCTGTCATTCAAGAATGGAGACTATCTCTACCCGCATTACGATTCAATAACAGGAGAACTCTCTGTATTCGCCCGTAAGTATTACGACTTGGATGAAGACGGAAACGCTCAGATTGAGTGGGTTGAGGTCTGGGATGATACCTATTATTATAGGTTCAGAAATGATGTTGGTAAAAAGAGCGTAACTAAGAAGGCAGCGAACCTCATTAAGGGATTGTTCGGAATGAACGGATATGCTCTTGCCGAAAAGAAAGAACATCACTTCAATTCAATTCCGGTTGCATACATCAGAAATGATGAGGGACCATGCTGGTCCAATGTTCAGAAGAACATCGAAGATTACGAGGAGGCATTCTCGTATCTTTGCGAGAACAACAAGGCGTACGCTTTCCCTGTATTCTACGTAAAGGGTGATGGTGAGGAGATTACCATTTCGGGCGACGATATGACTGGAGCCGCCAAGGTTATCGCTATGAATAGCAAGGATAACGATGCGGGATTCCTCAATGGAACCGATGCATCAGAAGCTTTTGCGACCCAGCTCAACAAGTCGTATGACCTCATCTACGAGCTGTCATTTACCGTAAAACCTCCCGAGCTGAAGTCAGGAGACCTCCCTGGTGTAGCCATCAAGCTTCTTTATTCTCCTGCATTAGAGGTAGCAATGAATGATTCTCAGAAGTTGCAGCCATTCCTAGACAAACTGGTCGAAATTGCCAAGTTCGGTATCGGACACGAAAACAACGCGACGGCTTCTATTGTTGGTCTCGATATCAATGCATGGATTGAGCCTTATACGCATCAGAACAAGACGGAGCTTCTTGCAAATCTTGCAACTGCCGTTCAGAACGGATTTCTGTCGAAGCAGACTGCATCGGAGCGTTGTCCTGACTTCCCTAAGAATGCCGAATGGGAGCGTATCTTACGGGAAAAGAAGGAAGAGGATCAGCAGGACCTTCTCATGGATATTCAGCGTGCGGATAACGAAACAGAGAACGCCATCGAGGAAGCTAAAGAAACTGCCAGAATTAACGGTACTGGCACGGGTAATGTTCGTACTGGTCGTGGCGCCGGCAGACCGAACAAAAGCGGGACAGACTGGGATGAGAACGGCAACTGGCCGGGCCGTAACAACTGGAAGACCGTAAAGAAGTAAGCCTATGGATGAGTTAAAACGTTCTGTCGATTACAGCAGGAAGCGCTTGCAGGCAATCCGAAACTGCGAGGACCATGTTGCAGATATTCTCTGGAAATCGACACAGAAAATAATTGCCGCAAGTAAGCGATACAGAGGTGCGGGCAGGCTCACAAACGAGTCAGCCCTGCTCTCTTATGCCAAGAATGTTACTGCTGAGGCAGAGGAGAGCATCAATACCTATATCTCTGCTTACTCCAAGGCTTCATGCAAGATTCTCGGGATTGACAGCGAGAACATAGAATCGTTTCTCGTCAGCGATATCTACGGAAAGACGACATCCGAAAGAAACGCTGTCTATCTCGGAAACTTTGCGGAAGATATTGTAAGGATGATCAAGGCAGGAACCTTGATGGAATATTCAGACCAGCAGCTCCTGTCTTCCATCCGAACCGGCTACAAGGACCCATACCACACATCAGTCATCACCAAGGCGAAGAGAAAGGATATCAACATCGATGTTCCTTCTTACGGAAAGGGCTACTACAAGAACGCCTATCAGAACATCATAAGAAACGCTTCTCAGGTGATTGCTTTAGCGTGGGGACAGGCAGAGCAGGAGTATGGGCAGGAGAATAAGGCTATCGGATTCTATGTCAAGAGAGGAAGCGACTTCCCGTGCTTGATTTGTCAAAACGAAGTCGATGCCGGACTCCATTCTTTCAGAGATCCATACCCACCATTCCATGTTTCGTGTCAATGTTTTACGGTATTTGCATTCAAGGATAATAAAAAGAAATGATATGATAAATTCTGAATTAAATTTTACTTTAGAAGAAATTCTTCCGAAGTTCCCTAAAGAATTCCAGGAGAAGATAAAGCACTCTGTAGAGCTACTGAGAAAGGCGGAGAAGCTTGCACTGGCATACTCACCTAACGAAGGCTTCTATCTATCGTTCAGTTCAGGCAAGGATAGTCAGTGTCTTTATCACATTGCCAAGATTGCAGGCGTGAAGTTCAAGGCTCACATGGGGCTTACGTCCGTCGATCCACCAGAAGTAATCAAGTTCTGCCGCAAGCACTATCCGGACGTAGATATGATAAAGCCGAAAATCAGCATCTATAACCAGGCTCGTAAGGAAGGTATGCTCCCGACGAGACTGATACGATGGTGCTGCCGAGTCTATAAAGAGGGCATCGGTGCAGGAAATGTTGTTCTCATCGGAATCCGTCACGCAGAAAGCAGACAGCGTTCGGGTAGGAGTGAGGTCGAGATTACCAACCATAAGTACAGCGGCTCTCTTGAAGGTCTTGACGAGTTCCGTGATAAAAGGAACAGTCAGAAGCGTGGCCGTCCAACCCGGTGGGGCATCCACGAGATTAACATCACCAATGCCAGTGATGAGCGTACCATCGGCTGCATCAGAGGCTACGAATCGCTCTTAATCTCTCCAATCATAGAGTGGACAGATGATGATGTATGGCTATTCTTGAACACACTCGGTATTAAGCATTGCAAGCTGTACGACGAGGGCTACTATAGGATTGGCCGCCTGTGCTGCCCTATGCACAATTATAAGCAGAAACTCGCCGACTGCAAACGCTATCCGCATATCTATAATAGTTGGATTAAGGCCATCAAGGATATCCAGGCTAGCGGAAGGATGATAGACGAAGGATTGTCGCCGGAAGAAGTGTTCGACTATTGGATATACGGCAAGTCTATCAATGTATGGAGAGAACACCGCAGACAGCAAACGTTGAACTTTTAAATATCAAGATTATGATTGAAGAAACAAAAGGATACACGTTATCCGTCGATACGTACAAGAAGGCGAAGGCTCTCAAGATGAAAGACCCTCGCTATTACATCTACGCCAGCCTTCGTGGCTCAGGAATGTCTATCCGTGACAGTTGGGCCATTGCATTCCAGGGCGATGGACTCAACTGGGAGAAATCCTTCCTCGAAAACGAGATGAACTTGCTCGAAGCCCAGGAGTCCGTTCAGAAGAGAATCGCAGAGGTGCAGGGCAAGAAAGCGAAGAACGAGGACGCTGAAGAGCTTTCTCCTGAAGAGTTAGCGAAAGCTACCTCCAAGGAGCAAATTCTCAAAGACCTGGTATTGGCTCAGCGAAAAGCCAAGTATGGATCACCTGAGTGGCTCAAGATAGTTGCGTCCATTGCAGACTATAACAAGATTAAGCAGGACGAGATTGATACGGAAAACAATGTGGTCCATTACTACATTCCTCTGTCGATGCCACGATGCTGCGAAGACTGCATTATCTTCAAAAATGGTCAGGCGACCTTTCAAAAGAAGAAGAAATAGTTAAATTCGTGTTAAAGTAAATTTGTTTTACTAGAATTTCTGCAAAACCAAGTACCTTTGCAGGCAGATATACGTTCACAGATTCTTTCTGCTGTTCGTAATTCTAAAAATTGGTTAACAAAGGGCGGTGTCTTCACAGATGCCGCCCTTACTTTTTTGTATATAATGAAGTAGAAGAAAAATATAAACTCAATCAGGGATACTTCTCTCCAGTGATGAGTTCAAGCGCAATTCGCACCTGATCTTCAAGCATATCGTCATTAAACGTAGGAAGAACGCCGTATGATGGCAGTTTCTTCGTCTCTGCGGCCTCCAAAATGAACTGGAGTGCCTGTACCAGGGAAGTATGGTCTTGAACGACCTCAAGCAATTTATCGCTCATCCTTGCCTCCTTCCTTCTTAATCTGCTCTGCCATCTCAAGAATAGTCTCGGCGTGCTTATCGCGGTCGATGACTTCCTGTACGGCCTCATCGCTCTCCTTGCGAAGCTGCTCTTCTGTCTTACCCTCATCGGCAGCAGCATTCATCCTCGCAGCCTCACGAGCAAGGTACTCGTCACGAAGCTTCAACTTACCTGCCGTGTATTCTGCATCACCGGGCAACGATGTATCCGCATACATAAGCTGGGCAAATGCCTCGATGATGTTTCCATCGTCCTTGGAGAACTCATAATGGTCTCCTACGGCCACAGGAATACATTCATCGAGCGCAGCGTACATTGATGTACCGATAGAGTACTCGATTCCCCATGTGCCGGCAATGTTCGCAATCTTGATGAAAGGCAGCGAGCCTCTCTGTAAATGCTTCTTGATCTCAGCAGGGATATCCTCTCTGAGTGAAGCAACTTCTTTCTTCGACAAGCTCTTGCTGAACTTCAGTACTGTGAAGTGTCTTGTCTTGATAGTCTTTCCAAATGGTAATGCCATGATAACAATATTTTAAAGTTCAACTTTTATTTCCTTATACTCGAAATCTGTGCAAGATGGATTCTCCTCAGAAGTAAACCTAATCTCATTAGGGTGGTTACAAGCTCCATTCTTGAAGAAGAAGCAATCCTTGCAAGTGTAATCAGTCTGCTCCATGTTCCTTACGTTTTTATCCAAACTTAAATATATATCCACCTACATGAGAATACTTATTAGAACCATTACACATTCCGCTAATGTTTCCCATACTGAAACCTGTTTTCCTAGCCGCATCATGCACGCTACAGAACGTTTCTATTTCTTCACCATCAAGAGAAAACATTTTCACACATTTCCCTATTTTTGGGTGACGATGTTGGTAATCAGATATTTTTGTATTTCTGTTACCATAGTTTGCGTTATATTTAACATCACACCATTCGAGATTTTCAACACTATTATTGTGCTTATTTTCGTCAATATGGTTTATTTGGGGTAATGTGCTATCCCCCAAGAATGTCTTAATCACAAGCCTATGAACATATACACTCTTCTTGTCACCGTTATCATAAATGATGCAGCATCTTAAATACCCGTCCTTATTTTCCGATTGCTTTAGGATTTTTCCCTTCACAAACACAATATCGTCCTTTCTATTTTTTCTCTTACGCGAAGAATATCTATCTGATGTCTTCACTCTTCCTAGAGAAGAAACGTAATAGTTACTGCATCCATTTATCAACTTCCATTGTTCGCATGGAAGAGTGTCATCTGTTCTATTTTTCCATATTTCTTCCATTTAATTCATTTATTTCGTCATTAATATAAAAAATTGCCTTGCGCAAGTCTTCGATACGCTTCTCTGTCTTGGTCTTGTTGCCATCCATCTTATCCTTGCGCAAGAGATACTTGATAGCGTTCCCTGTATTGAAGTCAAGATGTCTGCAAATATCCAAAGGCTCAACACCGCACAAATCCTTCAACCAAGCGTAATGGGATGGATGAGATACTTGCTCAGACTTTCCGTTTGCGGCTTCTCCTTCACCTTTCGTTACCATATCGAACTTTGTACCAAACATCATAATATCTTCCTCGCGAAAATGAGCGAAATACTTGTAATCTGTGCTAACAGATGTACATATATAAACATCAGCATCCTTTCTCTCGACATTGAACAGAATAGGGGTGTTGCCGTCCTGAATACCTATCGGGTCAAAATTGCATTTTAAGCAATCATTTCGTGTGATGCAAAATCGCAGCCCAACCTTAATATCTTCTTTCTTAATCATAAGCTATTTCTTTTTACTATTCAAATAAAATGCTCTAAGAGCCATAACCTCTGACGGGTTGTGATAAAGGATAATACAGAAATCACCATGCTCTTCTGTGTGAACCTTTCGTAAACCACATTCCTTTATAAATCCATCCTCACCAATATAAGGATCAAGGATCTCGCGAACCGCACTAGTATGACTTGGTTGAACAACAATAACGCCACCAGTTTCCCGAAGTTTCTCTAGCTTCTCCCACTGAGCTTCGATATTTTCGTCTCCGTAGAATAAATCATAGCCGTAAGGCTCTGTGATTTCTCTATCAATGCCCATTCCCAAAGGAAGGTCAATTACTATAATCGTCTTCATACGCTATTCTACTTTTTAATACATACCACTTGTCCAAGCTGTAATAACCTTCGGCTCCTTTAATGGAGACGATAAGTCCTTCACTTCGTCTGGAGCAAAGCTAATATCGTCAAGCAAACTCTCGTCGTTTGAATTTGCATAATCTTTCAATACTTTTATCGCCTCATCTTCCGTGTTAGCAACAACTATTGCTACTGCGTAAATATTACAATTCGACGAATCAAAAAGCCATACTTTCATAATCTATTCTCCTTTTGTATGCACGTAGCCACAGATGCCGACGTACATGATGTATTTTAAGTATTTAAACATTTTTCCAAGAATCTACTATATGGAGGAAAATTCTCCGCAAACAACAAATCCAAACCAAGAATGTCTTTATGGTTTTTCTTCACTTCTTCTTTGCTAATTAGTTTCATCATTCTCAATCTCAATAAAATCTCCGATTCCCAAACGAGCCTTGTTGATGCAAGACGCAATCCAACCAATCAAGTAGGCAGAAGGCTCGCCGCCATGTTCCATACCAATATCATCCTCGATGTTATCGCAAGCATGAGAAGCTTCATGGCAACAAACCCCCATCTTCATAGAATCCTTGCTTGCAAAATTAATAAATGAACAAAGCCTCTTATTCTCCTTTTCTCTAACTGTAGCGTAGGTTATTGCGTCAGAATTAGAGAAATCAACCTTCAAAACCTCGCCATCTCTACCTTCAAAACACTTATTAGCGTCTTCTTGGCTCATGCCAATAGCGACACATAACAATCTCGGATAGATAACAGGGTCGTATTCGTAATATCCTTTCTTCTTCATATTCTCAACTATTTCTTGTTATACTTGTGCCCGCAGTGGAACATATTGCAGACATTGCATCTATAGACGGTCATTCCCTGCTCGATGAGCTTCGGGTGAGTCTTCAGAAATTCCCAAGCGTCATCCTCTGTCTCATAAGCGACCTTCGCCTTCCAAGAATGAACTTTCCTGGTCCAATGCTCCGGGTCCGGCTTGAACGGAGGAACCTTGTTCGGATTGTGATGTCTTCTCATAGGCACTTGAATGAAACACTGTTCAACGTTCTGTTCACCGCAATCTCACTCTCGTCGCACATGGTCCTCATGCACTCCAGGACATCCTCGCGAACAGCAGTCATAATCTCGCTCATCGAAGCAGTGGCCGGAACAATATTCCCGTCAGCCTTCTTCTTCGTGATACGGGAGATAATTCCCTTGATATATTCCTTGTCTATCATAAAAATCTGTTTTATAACCGTTAATCATCAGGCTGGATGAAGCTCTCCGGCTGCTTGATGTCCTCCTCACCACGCAATTTATTCTTCACGTCGTTGATGAGAAGCTCCTGCTTCAGGTCAATCATCTGCGCGCCGTACACCTGATACGTCATACCGCCCTGTGACCTCTTCTTGAAGAAGCCGTACTTGTCGCTCATATCACGCCCGAACTTCTGAATCGTAGGGATATCCTTCTCCTCGACATCGTTTGCCTTGCAGAACTCGACGAACCTCTCGTACATCTCCTTGGCAAGCATGCACTCCGAAATCTCGCCCCTCGCCTCCCGACTGCACCTCATATCATACGCCCTTATCCAGGCATAGATAGGATTGCTTCCTAGAAGAGAGATGAGCAGCTGTCTCCTGCTGCCCTCAGCTGCCGGGAACCTGTACTTCCTGCTTCTCAGCTCCATCGCGCCACGGAATATCCAGTTGAATACTCCGCTCAGCTCTTCACGGATGATCTTGCTCGCCAGTTCCGGGTCCTGCCTCTCCTTTGGGATGGTCACATCGAAGCTCACGTACTGCAAGCGTCTGATGAATCCGAGCGACGCATCGTCTGGGAACGGAAGCTCATTGAGGTTGAAGATGAGGTAGGGGATTGAGTTCCCCTCCAAGATATCCCTGCCAAGCTTTCTCATCGGGACGGGCTCGCCGCTCACGAGCCTCTTGAACATTCCGGTATTTTTCCTTCCGAACTTCTTCGGGTCGGAATCGGAAGACCAGTTGAAGATGGCGTTCCTGATAGGATACCTTCCCCTCATTCCCTCGTCACCGTCGGCAGTGAGGTCGGCGTAGTCCATCTTGCTTATCCTGTCCTTGCCGAATATGTTGCAGGCAACGTCGAAGATGACACTCTTTCCGTTGGCTCCCGTACCTATAAGGAGAAGACAGAGCTCAATCTTCGATGATTCCTTCCCCTCGTACGGATTGTATGCAGTACCTCTCTGTATGAGACCGAGCCCGAGGAACATCTGAAGGATCATCCTTGACGTCCTGTCCGGAAGGACCTCCTTGATGAAGTTCATCCACCTGTCACACTTCGCCTTCGGATTGTAGTCGTATGGGTGGTAGTATGTGACATGGTATTCGGGAGAGAACGGCATCACGTTCGGATACTTCAGCCCGCTGCCGAAGTCAACAACACCGTTGGCGAATGCAACGATGTCGAAGGTAGGTCTCAGTATGTTGTAGCACTCTATCACCTCCATGAACGACTTGTTCATCACCGTACTTATGCCTAACATCGGAGCCATGGCCAGGTCGAGGAGCAACAGCTGGTAAGCCTGCTCAAGGACTATCTTCGGAACAACTTCGTATATCTTGCCGTTGAACATGTAGTACGAACCACCATAGTACTTCACCGGAGCCTTCTTCGCCAGACGTCTCATTGACCTGATGAAATTGGACTTCAGCTTGTTGTACTTCTCAGAGTTCGCCTTACCCCAGTCCTGACAACGGAGCTCTTCGAATCCGTACTCGTCATGTCTCGAAAGGTCAAGCAGCTGAGCGTGCAATGTGTCTATAGCAATACCATTTTCCATTTATGTACAATAATAATATTAATTTTCCGTTATTGTGTAGGATTACCCCCGATAAACAGGGACTTTCTGACGGATAACACGTGTCAGCTCGTCCTTACAACATGTCGACTATAAAATATCGACAATACAAAGATAAGGAAAATATCCTGAATATACGCTAAAACACTAGTATATAAAGGGTATAAATATACATTTTGGATATACATGAAATGAATATTAGATATACATTTATGGTTTTGCTCACCTATATAGAAGTTAATGTTGCCAAATGTTAAAAATAGGTAGATGGATGAATATGCATAAATATGTTTTCGGTAGAAAAGTAATTAAACCTTACAAGTAGGTCAAAAAATCGGAAGAAAAAATTTTTAGATGAGGTGACTACCCGCTGGATTTATGGCTGTTTAGGGGTGGGTGGGGTCTATAATAAAAATATCGTACAAATTATGTTGGTTTACACTATATAAACCAACGTGAAACACTAATTTTTACACTTTTTAACACTGTTGGTTTATATTATAAACTAGCTTTTGTAACCCATTGAATATCAACTATTTACACTGTATTTTAATTCCATTTTTCTGCATAATTATCCACCGTGAAACATCAAAACTTATTACAAAATACTTGACCCACAAAATCTTTACCATATTTATTCTTGTATAAATATTCGGTGTTTAACATATTAAAGGAATATTAACTAAAATAACAAAATAATATTACATATATAGTTAAAATTATATATAGTTAACCGACACTTTGACAGTCATAACTGTTTGATTTACAGCCAGTTATACATTTGTAAAGATTAATGTTTGTTAAGTTAAATATTTAACAAATGCTGACACAATTATTTTGTAACTATCTGATTTTCAATTACTTAAATGTATGACACGGTGTCATGTATGTTAAATTAATTAAATCTTAATAAATGCTGTCATTCTCTGTAATTATTCCAAATTATATAACTAGCTGATAATAAGGCACTTATATAGTGTTAAATGCAATTTTATGCTATTTTCAAACTGGCTGTTTGGCACTCCTTTTGTTATTATATAGGTAACAAGGGCTTTTCCTTGTAAACCATTTAAATAAATAAGTATATGAAAGAAGATTTAAGCGTGAAAGGTGCTCAAGGTTACGAGCACAACAACACAAAGGTAGCTAGTTACGTAAGCGAGTGCAAAGGTAGTGCTACACTGTCACAGTGTTTGGACGTACTCAACAGCTATCGAAAGAAGTTGTTAAGCGAGTGCACAGACAAAGAAGTAGTAGAGGCTAAAAAAGCCCTAGAAAGTGCACGTGCTAACTATAATAAGTTAGCGACAAAGTACGTACTTTCAGATAGTGACTACTGCAATTTACAGACGGGAGTTGTAAGAAGTGCGGTGTCTGAATATGCAAAAAAGCATAAGTTACCGAATTTCTTTACTTGGTTTGATAACAACAACAAGGACGTACAGACGACAATCATTGATAGTTTGCAGCGTTGCGGTAGCAAGTTGTGTGCTTTACATCAAGCATTTACAAGCGGTAACAAGGTTGCAAAGAAGAAGAGTGAAACAATTACAGATTTGCAAAAGCAAATTGCAGATTTGCAAGCAAAGTTAGCTGCAGCGCAAAAGTAAGTAACTAGATAGGTAGCGAAAAACTGCCTATCTTTTACCCCTTACATTTTCCCCACTGACTATCTAGCAGGTAGCCAGTGGGAAATTTTACTCCAGGTTTTTCAACTTGGAGCGGGTCGTCGTACCCTTATTTTTCCTATCACGTTTAGGCGTACAATTGTGGGTCAGTGCCGCATAAGGGAACAAAACAGAGATTTTGGTATTATTCCAGAGAGAGAATTTATTCTCCCTCAGGGGATTTATTATCAAAATTTCAGAGAGCTATCCGGCAAACAAATCTGTAGTGATACAGAAAGGCGGGCGAGAAATCCCGTCGAGGGTAGCGAGAGAGCACAGAGCCACCACGATACCGAATGAGATGAGGCACGTGGAAAGAGCAAGAGCCGTAGCTGTGCAGTTGTCGAGCGAGATGACGGACGGATAAATCATAATTCATATTCTACCGGTTTGGAATTGTCCGGTCGGGCTGGTTACCCGAGAATCAATTGTGTGTGCAATCACGATTTGCAGCGTATCAAGGCGCACACTATCCACGCTGACTGAAAGCGGTTGCTTGTCATCCGCGCGAGATTTATCTCCTCAGAAATAAACAAGCTGCTGGCAGAAGCATAAAATCTGTAGGGTGTGAGCCACGTAGTTAAGACGATAAAGATAAAACGTGGTGCAAAGATGCACATCCTGGCTAACGGGGCGGGGAGAAATCTCCGCTCTACAATTACAAACCATTTAAATAAATAGAAATATGAAAATTATTAAGCATTATGTTACGGCAAACCGCTCAGACGAAGATATGGAGTTTCTTGGATATGGTAAAGACGAAAAAGGATGGTTCCATATTACAGAAGAGCCGGAAACAGAAGAAGAGAAAGAGGAGCTATATTCTTCTTTCGATATATTGTAGCCTAAAATCTCCCTACGCTTGTAGGGAACAATAACCAAAAATATTAGAATTATGAGTACGCTGAGAATTAAATGCCTCGATATGTGCGAGGTTGAGAGTATCATTGCAGATGCTCAGGAGATTTTGAGTCACGTAGAATTCGGGTCGCTAAAGAATGGTGTGCTTACATTATTCTGCGTGGCGTGAGCCTAAAAATCCGTAGCCAGTACGATAATTGTCGTGTGTGGCTACGGGACAATTACCAATAAAATTAGAATTATGACAGCGAGACAGATTATTTATTCAAGTACGATAATTGTGCTTGGATTTATTCAGAGTGTGCCGGCATTTGTCATGCTGGCAAGTACGAATATTATCGTAATTCTGCTTGGAATTATTTGGGGCATTCTGCTTGGAATATTCTGGAGCAGTACGATAATTGGAAGGTGGTTCTTCCGTGAGCTGTGGAGATCTACACTCCGCTTGGAGAATTTCATCCTGCCTGGAGTGTGAGAGATTTGAATTGTGCTTGGAAACATTTAGCTGAATTCTGCTTGGAGAAATCCAGGCAGTACGATAATATAACCAATTAAAATTAGAATTATGAAACAGAGAATCAAGGAATTTTGCGATGAGTACATGTGGCTTATCTTGCCTGCTTGCAGCAGTCTAGCTATGATGCTTGGTGTTATTCTGGAGAAGAAGTTTCCACTGAGTGAAATACTGAATGAAATTCTGTAGCCAAAACTGAGAGGAGTTTCCGCACCTCTCTTCTATTAACCAAAATATTAAGAATATGTACAAGACGATAACAATGGAATTAAGCAAGTGTGAGTTAATTGATATCATGATGGGTATGGACTGCGAGGAAGATATGTGTACACACACATCTATCCAGAGAGTTCTGTGTCCTATACAGGCGTGCGATGAGTTCGGCGGCGATCCTGAGGATTCTCGTCCTCTGCTGCCGGGAACATACCTGGCAGTATATCATGACGAGATGGAGGATGAGCCGTTTCCTATGTTCGCAAAGATTTGCGCCAACATCATTACAGATGAGGACAAATGTCAGATGCTCATGAACGGAGACGGCTGTATTCTGATTTTCCTGCTCAACAAGTACGAGTAGCCAAAAATGTGCTCAGGCATTTTCCTGGGCATACTATGTAAAACCATTAAACAAATCGAATTATGTTAGACAAGAAATCACAGAAGAATTTTGAGCGTGCGTTGCTCCATGAGATGGAGAAAATTAAAATTGCTGCACGCCAGTGGCACAACAACAATACAAGGGGTTACAGAGATTTCCGTAGCAAGGAGGCTATCTCCAAGAGTTTCTCTGAGATTGCAGTATTGTGTATGAGCTGAAATGTGCGTGGCGATTGTCACGCATACTATTCACCAATATTTTAGATTATGAACAAATCAGAGAACCCTAAATGGGAAGAGAAGAGCAGAGAATATCTGCGCAACAAGATTCTGCCTAGATTGCAGGAGATTCAGCGTGACGTATTCGGCAAGAATAAGGTAGGGCTGGAGATAGACGTAGAGCCTGAAGGCAAATACATCGTCTGCCATGCCTACACCATCATGTATGGTAAGGTCAACAAATACCTTCACCTGCATCTCTCCTGCGTGCTTGACAGAGAAAAGCTGGAATCTGAGTACAAGAGACTCACAGACTTCATCAAGGAGCATTCAGCCTAAAATGTGAGTGACAACTGTCACTCATACAATTATTCACCAATTTTTAAGAATTATGATAGATGAAGAATACAAGGAGAATGTAGAGTACATACGTTCTACCATCCTGCCGCAGTTACAGGAAATTCAGAGAGATTTGGCAGGGAATCTGCCTGGCGTAAATTTTAATGTCAGAATAGATGGAGATACCGGATCTGTCTCTGCGCATGCTTCGGTCTTTGATGATACGTGTAAAGTTACAGACAGTTGCACCGCAAATTTCTTTCATGTGGATGACAGGGAAGAGATGGACAAGGAGTACAACAAGCTCGCAGAATTTCTCAAGAAGTACCTAGCCTGAATTTGAGGGAGTTATTTCTCCCTCTCCTACAAACCAAAAATATTAGAATTATGAGTAAATGGGTACAATTTTATCACAAGATTAACAAGTTTGACCTTGTGAACATGAGATTTACAGAGGATTTCAGTATCGTGGAAATGACTGGTATGGATTCTATCTTGCCAGTTGATGGCAGATTTAATCTGTCATCCATACGAGCAGAGATTCAGAAGCATATCGAGAGCATGAAGAAAATCGAGAGTTTCGACCCTTGTGCATTCTCCATTCTCACCGGCAGTTCTATCCTGAATGCTTCAGAATCTCCGGTGTACAACCTCTAGCCAGAACTGGGCAGTACGATAATGTGCTGCCTGCTATTAACCAAAACAGAATATATTATGAGTAAGAAGAAAGTTGCAGGTCTTGAGAGACCTTACTCTCCTCGCAAATTGGGAGAGTTATTGTGTGATTACATAGTGCAGGGTGGATTTGAGGAGAGCGCAAAGCTTGATTATTTCTCCCCAAGCGATGATGATGAGACCGAAATCAAGAAAGAGACTTTTGACGTATTCTCTATTACTGAGTTCGGTTCAAATGAGGGTATTTACACGTCTTTCTACATTGATTATCCTGGAGAAAAGCGCATACGTCTGATGTGTGCCAAAACTTTGGGCGAGTCAAAGGAAGATTACGTGAACATGCATGTGATGGCAGCAAACATTTGCTACTCTTTTATCAAATTCGTAAATAGAAATCTGGACAGCTTTATATGGTACGGATATTATGTCTATTATGCGATAGATAAAGGAGTGAAAAAATATTGCTGGTGTCATTCTATCGAGAGCGTTTATAATAACGCTGACGACATTCTACAGAAGCATCCTAATGCGAGAGTATACTACATTGATTGTCAAACTCGAAAGAAGTATGGGTACAACTTCTAGCCAAAACTGCGGGGCACGTCCTGTGTCCTGCATCTATTATTAACCAATAAAATTCAGAATTATGACAGACGGAGACAGAAGGTTCCTTGCCAGGCTCGTAGCTAGCCACAAGGAAGTTATCAGCGAGGAGTGTGCGAGAAAGAAGCTCGACAAGAGTGAATATTTCAGACGTACTGCACGAGTAGACAGAAAAGCAAAGGAAATTGAGCATGCCTGTATGCGCCCTCGCAAATTCTAGCCAACATTCTGTGCGGTCTATCTGCACAGAAACCATGTTTAACCATTTTAATTAGTAGAATTATGGAACGATATTCATGTAAGCAGCTGAAATCGCTTGTAGCAAGCGGTGCGGCAAAGGATGTAACCTACGCAGACGAAAGAAGTGAGATTCCTGAGAGTTATACCCAGATCGGGTATGCAGCAGGAATCTACGGTTGCAACGGAATGTTATTGAAAGGCGAGAGCGGACAGCTATACGCCGTGACAGGCAGAACATCTGCCATCTACATTTTTTAGCCTAAAATCTCTCCATTCGCTTGGAGAGTACGATTATTAACTAAATATTAGAATTATGATAACGGATTACTACACAGCCGTACACTGGCTAAAAAGTGCGTTCATCCTCTGTAACGAGATTGTGGAGAATGACGAATCAGTGATTGAAAACATCGAGTATCCAGATTGGACAAATGGCGATGAAGAAGAAAGGGATAGAATCGAGATATTCCAGTGGTTCCTAACTGACATGAGCTATGAAGACAAGGAATGGATGCAGAAGAATTTCCCTGACCTGATTTTCTCTTACTCAGACAAGCTTGACTTGTGGATTCTTTGCGTAGATCACTTCGGAACGATGTGGAAGGGAGTCCCAACGACTACCAACTGCGAAAATGCGGCAAAGGCTAGCCAGCTGCCGTAGCCAAACCAATCTTCACTCTCACGGGTGGGGATTTCTATTAACCAAAGATTACAGAATTATGAGTGAATTAGAGAAAATCCTGAATGACGATTTACTGAAGTGCGAAATCGTAGAAACAGCAGAGAATGATGTAGAGCGTGTGGATCTTATCAAGTGGACACATGACAACACATTCTCAGTAGCTAAGGTGTGCAAGGATACCGGTAAGCTAGAGGTTACAGACATTAAGACGACCAGTGAGACTACTGCGCTCAAGCAGTTCTACAACGACCACTGGAATGCTGTCATATTTGGCTAAAACTCCCCACTAAATGTGGGGAACCATTATGAACCATTTAAAAAATAGAATTATGGGAAAGATTACAATTTCACAGAAGGGAAGTAGAACTATCTACAGAGTGAACAGAAGAATCGTGTGCTATCGCGACGGGCACAAGTATTGTATGGGCAAGCCATCATCTGGCAGCACCCATATCGAGTTTGATGCCTTGTCCGAGAATATTGCACACGAGAGATGCATTGAGATTTGTGAGCGTAGAATCAATGCAGAGATGAAGTATCAGAATCCTGTCGCATACAACGCCCACAGAGTATTGAACGCATTAGCTTAAAGATAGCCTTCGGGCTATCACTATTAACCAATTAAACAAAGAAAATTATGACAAAAGAAGCAAAAAAGGTATTCGATAAGTTTTTCAAGATTCATCGTGACAACGTTGCAGGTAAGACTATCTGCTTTATCTCACGTGGAGAGTGGTCTGATCCTCAGATTGCGTACAAGGGCTATCTTCTTAATTACTGGGATGTTTACGAGCTGGCTTGTCCTGAAGATGCGCCTGATGCGTATGAGCCGGACGAGGAGGAATGGTATTGCGCCTGTATGGATTCTCTATCCGGCTACACGGATTGCGGCTTAGAGCCTGATAAGTTCGAGTCATCAGACGCCATGAGCGTGACAATAATCATAACTATCAAGAAGCCTTAAAAACGGAGGGAGCAATCCCTCTGACATTATTAACCAAATTATTAAAGATTATGAAGAGATATTACGTATCAGTCACAGAGACTTTGAACAAGGTAGTGAGCGTAGATGCTGAGAGTGAGAAGGATGCGCTTGAACAAGTACAAACAGCCTACGATGATTCCGTCATCGTTCTCGATTCCAGCAATTTCGTAAACGAAGAAATAGAGCTTGATTCTAATCAGGAGTTCTATGCTGACAACGAAAAAGAGCAGGGTGGAGATTTTTATCAGCACATCGACTAGCCAAATGGGGAGAGCAATCTCCCTACCAATAACCAAAACATAAGAATTATGAATGAAGACAGAATCCTAGAGATGTTCTTTGAGAAAGCCAGATGGCAGTATGCCATTGAGAAAGGCTTATTCAAGGACATGAACAAAGCAGTAATGTATCAGCTTACAACACCAGCGGCTCGTCTGGCTATGTATCAGAGGATCAAGAGCGGCAATTACAAGATAATGCCGCCGCATACAGCCAAGATTCCGAAAGACAACGGAGATTTCCGTACTGTCTATGTGAATGAGCCTGTAGATAGAATCCTTTTGAGTATAGCAAACGACCTCTTGTTCGAGCTGATGCCAGAGATGGTGCATCCACGCTGTACGTCATACCAAAAGGGTATCGGCTGCGGTCGTGTGGTGCAGGAAGTGTCTCGGATAATATACTCGGCAGAGGGAAAAATCATCGGATGGAAAGGTGACTTCTCTAAATACTTTGACAGCGTACCTATTCGGTTCATCGACTGGGCATTTGACAAAGTAGAGGAGAAGTACGGAAAGTCTGCGCTGATAGATGTCATTCGTGACTACTATCACACGGATATCTATTTCGATGAGGACAATAACCTCTGTGAGAAGTATCAGTCCCTCAAGCAGGGATGCTCTGTTGCTGCATGGTTGGCTGATGTCATCCTCTATCACCTTGACGACAAGCTGTCTAAGCTTAACGGATATTACGTCCGTTATTCTGACGATACGCTGTTCGTAGGTGAAGACTACGAGAAAGCCATGGATATCATGAAGAGCGAGCTGGAGATGATGCAGATGACGCTCAATCCTAAGGAGGTTGAGTATCTTGATACTAATCACTGGTTCAAGTTCCTCGGATATTCCATCAAGGGTCACAGCATCTCTCTGTCGTCCACACGTATCAAGACCTTCCAGAAGGAGATTGAGAAGAGGACGATAAAGAAGCGTGACACCACGATGACGAAAGCCATCAATTCAGTGAACAGATATCTCTACAAGGGGTACTGCGATTATTCCTGGGCTACCCAGGTTCTACCAGTCATCAATGTAAAAGAGGACATCGACAAGCTCAACACCTTCGTCATGGACTGCATCCGTGCGGTCAAGACAGGCAAGAAGAAGGTCGGTGGACTCGGCTACGTGAAGACTCAGGCTGTAGGTTGCATAGACCGAGGTCGTGGAAGGAACGTGAAAGCCAACAGGGGTAAGACAGAGAGCGAAATCAAGGGGTATCTATCAATCGGTTGTGCTCAGAATGCCTTGCGGACAAGCAGGGCAGCGTACAACACATTGGTAAATACTCTGTAGACGAGCATCCTAGCGCAGGGATTTTTCCGGAATGAAGAGCGATTTAACTATCCGGTCTCGAAAGATTACGGACCTATCTCTGAATCAGAGATGGTCCTGTAATCCTCTCGACCAGGATATTATCAAGCCGATAAAGCTATGCGCAGTATCTTCTGACCGTTAGACTCTGTAACCGAGCACACGGACGTGGGAGAAGGACGGACAGATTCAGGCAACGCCTCTATAACATCATCTGAAGGCACCGAGGTGCCCAAGTTTGCAACTTGAGGCAACTCGGGTCCTTCTTATGACGCACAAGGCGTAGCTCATCAACGAAGTACAGAAATGTGTCAGTCCGTATGACTTCCATCGGTGGCGCACACCACCACTCCCTGATGGATGGTAATGTTTATACCACAGGTTCTCTAACCAGACTCGGTGATCCTGGATATTCGTGCAGTTTGCACTCGATCCTGGATCACCTATTCTGGCGAATCCTGTGCTAAATCGAAATCATAAAGTATTGTGCCGAGCCATCGGTCAGGGAATTACCCTAGCACGAGGGTAGTCTTCAGAGGGGAGATTATTTATGAGTGTCTGTTTCCATGCCGCCGGCCTCCCGGAACACTATCCGGTACTCCGGCGGCTTACAACAGCCCTCGAATCAAGCTGTTATAGCTACGTGCCACGCTCTCAGATAAAGACAACGTTATTGTCAAACGAGGTACACGAGGAGGTGTCGGTTTATTCAACCCGCCTTGTATCAACGCGATATGTCTGGTAATACCAGCAATCTCGCGTATCGGCAAGCGGGTTAAATCATCAGCCTACAGTAAGGCAACAGACCTATGAGTGTACCTACAAACAACCAAAGTGAATTGCATCACGACTTATCAAGAGTATGAGGTTTAATATCACGTGAGTGGTATACCTGCTCCTGCCGATATCTCCGCAGGCGCAGGTATCCAATCCACGGGATTGAATCAAGAGCATATATCCATGCAACATAATACATGAGATAAGTCATGCGCATTGCAGCGATGTCTGACAAGTTCTGAGTGTTCATCGAGCGTTTCATTGATTCTGAAGCCAAGGATGTGGAAGCGTACGCTTCCTGAGGTTGGCTTCATAACAATGCCACGCCATTAATCAAAAACTTAAAGCAATGCAACGTATCAGGTTGAGTCAGACTAGGTTATTGCGAGCCGAATGGTGCGCAAGGAGAATAGATTGTACAATAAGGTATCAATCATCCTGAAGATCCAGGTGGTTACCTGGATCTGTCAGGACTTAGATACAGTATTTATCAAGACCTTATAGTTACGCAACAGATTCTCTGAGCGCACTCCTATTAACCAATATTTAAGAATTATGAACAGCAGATTACTAAAGAAGCTTGAGGAAATCAAGAAAGAGTACGAAACGTCAGAAGTTTGCATGGGCGAGATGCTTGATTCAGTAAGCGCAGACGGATTCTCTATCGAGGATGCTCACTGGTTGTATATGCGTGCAATGGAGTGGGCGAACGGAGATAAATTCTATATCCACATCGGAGAAGACGAAGATGTACTGAGTAAGGATGAACTCGAAGAAGCCAATTTGATAGTGCTAGAATAAGCACTATCCCTATTAACCAATACAATAGAATTATGACATACGACGAGATTATCAATGAAGTTGAGAATGGTGCTAAGTTCACCATCAACTTCCAGAAGAGAACATGTAGAGTGAACGGCAAGGTTGTAATGTCCGAGGAAGACAAGCCGAAAGACACACCTTACCTTACACCCGAGGTTGTATTTGTAGGAATCGAGCAGAGATATGCAGCGTACAAGCATTCTGTGCCTTCGGAGCGCTCTGAATCACATCGCCACTACTACTTCAAGGCTTTACCTGAGAAAGAGCTCTCAGACGAAGATATGATGTACGGAGAGCGACGTGAAGTGGCGAGATGCAAGCTGGAGCTGTACGTTCTTATGCAGCTACTCAGAGGCAACCTCTGGTGGGACAACTCATGGGGAACATGGTTCTGGTGTTCAAAGAACGATAAGGACCTGATTATCCTCAGAGACTGGATTGAGCCAAACAAGGGTGGGGCGTAAGCCTCATCCACTAGAGTTAAATAAATTTTTAGTAACCAATTTAAAATAATTAGAATTATGAAGCAGATTGTAACAATCACTGGTGAGAACTTGAACATCGTAAGTAACAATGTAGAGGCTACAGCAGCTACCAAGAAGACAAAGGCGCAGATGCGTCTCGAAGCTCTTAGGGCAGCAGGCGTTGACGTAAGTAAGTACTTCCCTCTCGGTGACGACAAGCTTATCAAAATCGAAAATGGTGCGGCTGTCCCTGTTGATATGGACGATGCGACTATAGATGAGATAGGCAAGCAGATTGTCGAGGGTGGATACGTAAGCAACTGGAAGCTGTTCCGTCGTTGGGTGATGAGTCAGATGTTCCACATGTTGCGAGACATGGATAAGAACGGACTCACATTCAATGCGGTATTGCATCGCAAGGGCTACGAGTACCAGTGGCGCATGTTGGAAAATGAGCTCTATGCTCAGGTAAAGATGTCTGAGCACGGAGACTCTGACAATGCCGGTGCTAGAAACCGATGGTTTGACGGCGACGTTGCCAGCGACATGGCTACTGACTACATCAGTAAGCTCCGCAAGTACGTGGATGACAATCTTATCTACAATGTCAAGAAAAACAAGGATGGAAACAAGAAGAAGACATACAAGCATACCTGCAAGGGTAATCCTTATATCCGTCTTCAGAACGAGGACATTTTTGTCGCAGACTTGGAGAGAAAGGTCTATACTCCTCTCCGTAACCTTGCCAACAAGATGGGTGCTGTAACGACCTACAAGGAGCTCTACGATGCAGTTCGCGAGTTCAACAAGAACCGCAAGCATCTCGCATGGGATACCAAGCAGGCTGATGCGTTCATTACTGCCTACAAGGGTTCAGGTTCCTACTACACGATGAGAAACCTCATCATGTTCCATGGAGCAAGATTCATGAAGAACGGACGAAAGATGTCAGAGTCCAATTCTCTGAAGGAACTTGAGTCTAAGGCTAAGTCTTATGAGGAACAAGGCTGGAGAATGCTCGGTGTTCTCAAGCAGCTTATCAAGGAGTCCGGTATTAACATCCAGGGTAAGATTGATGAGTGGAAGAAGTAATCACCAGTAGAACGTAAGGTTCGCCGCCTGTAGTATGGTGACCCGGCAAGAATTCACAAGAGCTTCTTCAACGAAGGATCTCCTCCAGTTACTACTGGAGGTAATCCTTCAATCTAAGCTCTCTAGATCATACTTTTAGAGTAAGGCGCGAGCCGGGAGCCATTCTAGCCAAAAGTCGGTTACTGATTCGGTAACCGATTCAATGTCTAACCAATAAAATTAAGGATTATGAAAGAGATTAATGTAGACACAAGGAAGTATGTTAAGGCTCCTATTGACGGAAAGAATGTCGTTGAGGAATCACTTCTAGATGCTATCTTTGACGATTCGCAATATCTTAGTAACAAGTTCTCCTTGGGATTTGTCGGTGGTGTACCTACAATGATAGAGTATAATGGAAACTACTTGTCTATCAAGAAGCTACGCCCGTGGAGTACATCAGAGTGGGGCAGAGAGATTGTCAAACGACTAACGGGCGAGTCCAAGAACAACATATATTGTTACGAGACGAAGCAGTATCTCGACGAACGCCAGGCAGAGCCTTTAATCTACACATTCTTTCTGAGTGTAGATTACCTTACGGTAAGATTTCACTACAATGTAAAAGTAGATGAAGATTAGCCAAACATGTCAGTCGTTAACAGCGGCTGACTCCTTATCATAACTAGATTTTGTTTAAATGGTTCAAACCGGTCTGTCGTGAGACACGCCGGTTTTTTGTTCCACAAGTTTAACCAATTTTAAATTAGAATTATGAGTAGAAATTACTGGACATTAGGTAAGGAAGGAATGAAGACTCGTCTGTCAAAGGCACAGGCAGCTTATGAGAACGCATTAGAGAATGTCAGCGACTTGCACGTCAAGATTAGTGATGGTAATACCAAGTTGGGAGCAATCCCGTCTATATCACTAATCCCTGTCATGGACTGCGGGAACTGCGCTATCTGCGCCAAGAGCTGCTATGACCTGCGCAACGACATGATTTACAAGGAGGTCATCAAGACGAGAGCCATCAACTCTGCAATCTACCACGAGGATCCCGAACGATACTTCAAGGAGATTGACGGATATCTTGACTATAGATTCCCTCGTGCGTTCCGATTCCATATCGGCGGCGACATACAGAATAAATGGTATCTTGACAAGATGTGCGAGATTGCTCACAAGCATAAGGATACCAAGTTCCTGGCGTTCACGAAGATGTTCGATGTGTGTAACGAGTATCTCGATGAGGGTAACGTAATCCCAGAGAACATGCATATCCTTTTCAGCGGATGGCTTGGTCTCAAGATGGATAACCGCCACGGATTTCCGGAGGCGCATCCTATCTTCGAGAGCGGAACGTCTGCTCCGGAAGGAACACGTCTGTGTACCGGAAACTGCACAGAGTGCCTGAAGGAAGACAGACTATGCTGGTCCATCGGCAAGGGCCAGGCGGTAGGATTCCTTGCACACTAGCCAAAATCCTCGTCAGTAATGACGGGGTACTATGTTTAACCAATTAAAATTTTGAATTATGGCAACAGCAAGAAGAGGTACAAGAATGCTCAAAGCTTCTGACATCATGAAGAGAAAGGGCATTGTCCAGAAACAGATGGACATGGACAAATTCAACGAGGTTGTAGAGAATTTCTTTATGACCCATGAGCCTAAGGAGACGATTCTCCTAACTCCGAAGAGATTCATCGAGATGGATAACCCGCCAGAAGGAGACTTCATTGAAATGCTGGACGTAGGCATCTGGAAGAAGAAATCGGAAGACCCAGACGACCCATTCGACTTCATCGACTATCAGTTCATGAAGAAGAACGGAATGCTCCGTCCTATCCTTATGGTGAACGAGCCATTCATCGGCAATGCTGCCGGGTGGCTGAGAGATTTTTGTGGATTCACTGTGAAGAGCAGAACACGAAAGAAGAAGAAGGAATACATCGTGTCTCTGCCGGTTTGAAGCCGAAAAATGCGTGGAACATTATTGTTTCACGCTCCCAGTATTAACCAATTAAAATAGAATGATTATGGAAATAGTAGATGTAAATGTAAAAAATCTGAGTGAATTCGATATTGAGAACGATCTCTATCATGACACTCTGTGGGAGAATATGTTCGACGATGGCGAGTATACGGACGACGGATGCAACGAGGCTGTAGGTTTCATCTATTCTAACGCCTGCCATGCAGAGGCCTATGGAAATGCAATGGATGTCACATGGATAAAGGATAGTGCAGACAAGCTACGCCTGGCCATGGTTGCAAACGACCTGGTAAATAACCTCATGGGCACAGAGAAAGAGAAATTTATCACCGAGGAGAACAATGGAATCACGCTCCTTACTTACGCTGGTATATATCTTAACATCTTCGTCAATTTCGAGATGCGTCACATACAGATTCTCGCTTACCAGGAAGCCTAAAAAGCCCTCTCCGGAGGGTGCAATGTTTAACCAATTAAAATTTATGAATATGACTGATATTGAAAGAGTAAAGAAATTCGCATCCGAGAATGATTACCCAGGTGAGACATTGGACACAATCAACTGCTTCCGCAGACACAGTAAGACTCCAAAGGAAGACCTCGACAGCCTGGACAAGGCAACCGATGAGGACTGGCTAGGTCTTATCGATGAGTACGAGGGCAATGGAATCAACTGGAAGGGAGAGTTCTCGGACGTTAACGGAAACAGCGTAACACTTGGCGACAAGGTTATGTGGAACAATCCTGAACCGGATGATTCCGATAAGTGGTACGAGAATTTCAAGATATGCACTGTAGATGATATATCAGAAGACCGAATATCACTCAAGGACGAGGACGGAAATACGTTCGACGTAACCGAGGATGAATGCACTTTAGTTCGAAAGCTTGACTACAAGCTCTATGAGGACGAGAAGTATCACTATGGAGTGTGTGGAATGCTACAGGATATCGAGAATGCCCGCACAATGACGAGCTATATCCACGATGACGACCTCAGATGGAATCTTGATGCTGCGTGCAGATGGTTCAAGGAACACATTGAGGCTGAGATTGCCAATCACATCGTAGAGAATCAGTAAGCCAAACAAGCCTGCCGGGAACGGCGGGCATCAAGTCAAACCAAAATATTAAGATTATGGATAGAAAAGTATTGAAAGACAAGATTGATGAGTTGCGTTCAACAGCGAAGATGGAACTTGCATGCACCATCCGTGAGATAATGAGAGAGCACAATGTGAGCAGAAAGGTGTTCGATTGGCCTGTATGTGCCGGCGGCAATAGGGAGGTGAACATCATAGAAGTAGGAGACGGCGATACAGCTATCCCTATCATTCATAGTCGATGCACTTCTGTAGGGTTTGAGTTCCCGGAAACAAAAGCTACCGATGACGATATATCTGTTGACCTTCTTGCAGACATCGCTACTAGTCTGAACGATGAGCTGAACGGCTATATTGGTGTCTATGCTGCAAAGTATAAGATTGCCTACAATGATGGAATTTTCATTCCTAAGGAGAATCCGTACGTATTCCGGGCAGAATCATATAAAGATGCATTGGATGAGGCGGAAGACTACATGCGTGTGTGGAATGACCATAATGGTTCTACCCTAAGACTCGTATCAGTCGAGAAGCAGACTGCTTCGGAAAGTTAATTTAGCGTTAAAAACGGCAAAGGTGATGGTTTATTTTATAAACTTTCAGTATCTTTGCCACTAATAACCAAAATATTAGAATTATGACAGAAGAATTAAGAATCAAGACAAGAGACTGGGAACGACTATTGAGTCCTGTTCAGCAGGAGAAGTACAAGCTCGCTATCAAGCAGGGATGGTTCGCCAACTATCACGACAACGCATGGAGGCATAACACCTTCTACGGAGCATATATCTGGAAGTATCCAAAGTACATCAAGGTCGTGAGAATGTTCGAGGAGCTGTTGGGGCGCAAGCCATTGTGGGAAGACATCACTGACGACAATCTCCGTGACCTCTTTGAGAAAATCAAGGAGAACTATGCTCCCAATTCTGCAAAGACCGTATGCGCCACCATCAAGGCGGTGATACGTGAGAACGATGCTACGAAGGAGATTAACAGCCCGACGTTCGGAAAGATACTCAGAACGAAGGCTGTGCCTGTTCAGTCCGTCTATCTATCGGATGAGGAGATAGATAGAATCATCAATTACAATCCGAGGGGACAGACTAGGAGATATGTCCAGCGCATGTTCCTCATGGAATGCCTCTGTGGAGCACGATATAGTGATTGTCAGAGGATAACTCCTGAGAACATCGATGATACCGGTCATTTCCTTGTGTATGTGGCACAGAAGACCAAGACGGAGGTAAGGGTTCCTCTTCACAAGAAGCTCCGTCCGTTCCTTGTATGCGGCACTGGAGTCGAGCCTCTTCCTGGTGAAATCAGCGAGATGACCTTCAACAGAACCCTTCGTAACATCTGCCGTGATTGCGGAATAGACGAGAACACGAAGGTGTTCCATGCAGGTAAGGAAGAGACCGGAAAGAAGTACTTCTTCATCTCTTCACACACCGGCAGACGGTCGTTCGCCACGAATCTCTCCAAGAAAGGCGTACCGTTGGAGCAGATTGCCGTCATGATGGGGCATACTAGTAACGGTAAGCCTAATATCCAGATGACGCAACGGTACATCGTTGGTAAGACCGAGATTGACAGCAGTACCCTGAGACTGTTCGGTGTATACGATAAGGATCTGGACGATGGTTTAGATGAGGGCCAAGCTAAAACTGGAGATGGCTATTAGCTATCTCCTGCTATTGTTTAACCAATTTAAATAACGAATATGGCAGAAGATAATAAAAAAGAACTCATCAATGAGTGCCAGGAAAAGTATGCCGAGCTTATAAAGCAGACGGTCATAAAGGCACTCACAGGCGAGATCTCTACGAACTCCGCTATGGTAAAGGAGTTGGAGTCACTGAACTTCCAATACCACGAGGAGATGGACGAGTACGACGATACGGCGCCTGACCTTAACCCGGAGCTCATAGAAAACTTCAGGCAGGCAGAGAATACTGGCAAGAATGTTTCCGTTGAAGCGCAGGAATACCTTCTTGCCCTCGGCATGTGTGAGAAAATGTTCAACCAGAAGATATGGGTCAACGAAGATGGCCACATATGCGACGAAGAAGGTAACAGACTTTCCGCTGATGGTGAGCATCGGGTATTCGATATCATCAAAGGTGGAAAATGATATACTTCTAGTTTTCATAACTAGATTTGTTTAAATGGTTTTCCTCTCTTGCCCGTGAGGGTAGGAGGGGATTTTTAAAACGGCCCCGATTAGCCAAAAATAGGGAGCTTCGGCTCCTGCAATGCAGCACGGATAAGCGAGAAGTTATGAAAGAGTTTAATAGTGAAGTAATTTTCGAGGTAGGTGGCTTGAAGATTTCAAGCAAAATGAAAAAAGCTATCGAGAAGTTAGAAAAGAAATACGGAAAGTTAAATAAGCGTTTCTTTATTGAGAGGGACGAAAGAGTAAGAGTTGGTAACGGATTCTATGATGGTTGTCAACTAACAGACGATATTATCAAAAGCAGAAATATTGTTGTTGCTCACGATGGCACAATTTCTTAATTAACAAATATTACAGCCCTCGACAGCACGGTTAAGTCATTTCTATGAAGAAGATTTTATTTCTATTGATGTTTGTCTTGGCGACAGCATCATCCATTGCGCAGGAGAAGTATCCTTACTACTGCACCATAAGCGGTACACGCAACCTTGCGAATAAGATCAGATTAGACCTTGAATGGGGCGAGCAGAAGCAGCTTGTAGCCCTTCGTGACGAGAACAACAAGAAGATTGAGTTCAACAACCTCACAGACATTCTCAACTACATGTCAGCGAGAGGATGGCAGTTCGTTACCGAATTGAATTATGACGGACACATACATTACCTTCTGAAGAAGGATGTCTCTTCCCCGGATGAAGCAAAGCAAGGACTTCGCTTCGATACAGACAAATAGCAATGCAACTAGCCGCTTATCACTTAACAGATAGGCGGCTATTTTATTAAGACAACCACCGAAAAAACAACGAAAATCACACATTTTTCTTAAACTACGTTAATTGTAAATATTCTGTACTTTAATGAACGACGAGGATTACTGTTTTTACTTCAACCGAAACACCTAACCATATCAGCACTTTCGAGAGTTTTGTTTTTACTTTTTACTTGAATGGGCGGATTTTTGGAGCAAATCAGGCATTTGGAGGGTAAAAATAATCGCCGTATCTTTGCAGTGCTTGTTAGAAGTCGCGCGCTAGCAAATAAATAAGATTATCTGAAGTTGACTAGCTCAACTACAACGATATACCCTATCCAAAGTTTGGAGCGCGACCCAGACGGCGGATAGGGTTTTTCTTTACCCTATCTCAAAGTTCCAAGCAAAGACATACGAGGTTCAATCCGTGCAGTCCTCTTCGGAGTTATCGACCGAAATATAAAACTGCTCTGTCAGGTAAGTTACATTATGGTTGTGTAAATCCCGCAACGTGTCACCTCACGACGGGTGCCCATATCAGAAATGAGAAAGCCAACCATAACGAGCAAAGCTCTGTGGGTATCAGAAGACTTATGCTGGCTTTACAAGGAGTACGAACTACTATGGTATATTATATATATTGTAGTTGATAAAAATTAAGGTTCGGCTCGCTTGGTTATCCCATATTTCTTATGGGTATAGAGGTGTTATATACATAAATAAAATATTGAGATTATGAACAAGAAACTAAGATTGCTGGTGACTGCAAAGTGTCACAACAAGTGCCCTATGTGCTGCAACAACCAGTTCGACTTCGAAAAGATTCCGGTAGTTGACAGATTGGACTATGATGAGATTAGCATCACTGGTGGAGAACCGCTGCTGCCTGGTAGCAGCCATTTGACAACATGGCTTGTCGGAGGCATCAAGGCGACGCAATACGCCATGGGCCTTCCGAAATCGACATTCTACCTCTATACTGCATTCTTCGATTTTGACATTCTCAGAGATTGCAGCTACGAGTTCGACGGAATCTGCCTCACGCCTCACAAGAAGGTGGATGTTGAAGAGTTTATCGACATCAACGCAAAGATGCTTGAGCAGAAGAGAAATGGAGAGCTCAACGACTGTTTCGACCCTGACTGCTCCCTCCGTCTCAACCTCTTCGCAGACATGAAGGCTCTTCTCCCTAAGGACATCGACCTGTCTATGTGGAAGGTGAAGGACATGGAGTGGGTGAAGGATTGCCCGGTTCCGGATGGCGAGGACTTCCGAAGAATCAAGGAGCTGTTCTAGTGGATAATTTTTAATATTTAAATAATATGAGTGTAAAAAACATTATTTTGGCATCAGTACTCGCAATAGTAGTACTCGCCGCAGGTTCAGTTATCGGTTGTTATTTCCATTACAACAACCAGGAAATCTCACTTCGCCAGCAGTCAGAGGCTCAGCGTGGCAAGATTGAGGGTGTTCACGACAAGATGTGGAAGGTTCTTCAGCAGAAGGCACAGGTTACGGATGAGTACAAGTCCGCATTCGAGTCCATCTATCCGAAACTTATCGAGGGCAGATACTCAAAGGGAGACGGCTCTCTTATGAAGTGGATCAAGGAAAGTAATCCTAACTTCGACGTTTCGCTCTACAAGGACCTCATGCAGTCCATAGAGATTCAGCGCTCCGAGTTTCAGACATCACAGGAGAGAATGCTCGATATAATCCGTGAACACGAGACGCTCGTGAAGACATATCCGGCAAAATGGTTCATCTCCGATACAAAACCTATCGAATACAAGGTTATCTCCTCATCCAAAACAAAGATGATCATGCAGCTTGGAGAGGATAACGACGTAGACCTGTTCAAGAAGTAACGGCTTATGGAAATATTCATATTCCTAATCCCATTCGTGGTTGCTGCTTTCCTGTTGGTTTTCTTCAGGAAGCAGACCACCTGGTGGGAATACGCAGTACTCATTGTTCCTTCCATCCTCATAGGCATCCTCATGGAGTTCGTGTTCAAGCAGTCCAATGCTGCCGACACGGAGTATCTCGGAAGCTACGTGACAAGAATCCGTCATTACGATGCCTGGAATGAGTACATACATCGCACGTGCACAAGGACCGTTGGAAGCGGAAAGCATCAACGTACGGAAACGTATGATTGTTCGTACGTTGACAATCACCCTGAACGTTGGACTTATTTCGATGCTAGGAACAAGGAAGAATACTTCATGAGCGACAACGAGTTTAATGTAGTCAGAAAGATTCTCGGAACCAAAAGCGTGTTCATTGATATGCACAGGGATTACTACACTAAGGATGGCGATGCTCAGGAATGGGCGTGGGATGGCTCCATTGAAAACTCGTACACATTATCTTCCGAGCACGATTATAAGAATAAAGTGAAAGCCTCGCGTTCTATTTTCAAGTTTGAGGATATTGATTATCAGCAGGCACGAAAGCTTGGATTGTTCGAGTATCCTGATATCGTTCTTTATGATCAGAACCCTGTGCTTGGACTGAAGATTCCGAAGGACCAGGAGAAGGCGATGAGATGGCTGAACGGATACTATGGCGAGCGGAAGCAGTTTAGGGTGTTCGTCCTGTTCTTTAAGAACAAGCCGGAAGAAATCGTTGAAAAGCAGCGCTCATACTGGCAGGGCGGCAACAAGAATGAGCTTGTCGTGTGCGTCGGTATTGACAAAAACAAGAATGTCAAGTGGTGCAACGCATTTTCATGGTGTGATAGCCCGGTCGTAGGCGTTAAGAGTAGAGACTGGTTTATGAGCAATCCTGTAAATCTCGAAAAGTACGCCGAGTATATCGGTCCGATTGTAGAAAAGGAATGGCACAGAAAGAACTTCGATGATTTTGACTATCTCACAATTGAGCTTACCGACGTACAGTACTGGGTCATCATTATTATCTTGCTTATATTCAATATTGTAATGAGCTCCTGGATTGTAACCAATAATTATAAAAACGATTTGTAG